TTCGCTGCTTCCGCATATATGTATGCTGCGTCCGTAGCTTGGGCAAAGCTGTTCATTTTAATATCATCATCTGCCATAATATTGCACATTTAAGGGGCATCCGCTTTAAAAACATGATACCCTAATTTAACATTTAAATAATTAACTCGTTTTTGTTTAAATAAATTCCCGAATTAACGGCATCGGGAAAGCCGAAAAAAGAACAAGTTTCCTTGTTATAGAACAGTGTCTTCGGAAGATTCCTCGACCACTTCCACAAAACCACCGGACACCAGGTCGGCAAGGTCAAACGACAAGCCCATGCCGCTGTCACGGATGCACAAGTAAAGCACATCCTTGTCGGTGTAATACTTGCCATTGAACAGCTCCATTCCCTGCTTCCACACTATCGGGTCCTCCTTCGTGCCGGACGCTTCAATCTGGACAACCTTGTAGAGGGATTCCGTACCTACACCCGGCACCCACTGGCTGGCAAATTCATGCTCTTGAATCACCTCATATAAAGTGTCTTCGTAGGAGAACATGAATCCGATTGGCTTAGTCTTGCCAATTAGGTCATCCCACTTGGGGAAATACTCCTTATGCTTAAGGCTCTGCTCAACTGTCAAGCCTGCGGCGTTGATGTTCTCCTTAATAATCTCATGTAACGTGTCCACCTTGTCCAGATACTCATCCGACAAGTCGGACGGGTCCAATATCGTCCCGGCATTGAGCATACGTTCCTTCTCGGCTTCGGACACCTGGCGATATTTGGAAGCCTCCGAAGGGTCGCTGATATACGCGGTATTCCCGAACACCCTTTCATCTATGGGCACATCCTCACTCTGTGTAAGGTAGTGCCCTCCGTCTGCCTGCAAAATCATTGTTGTTCCTCCTTTCTTGTTTCATTATCATTCAAATCTTTTATATTTTTGTCTATGGACATTGACAAGGAGATGTTTCCGTAATTGTCCGCAATGAATTTAATCAGAGCTATTTCCTCGTCAGAGAACTCCGTCTCTCCATTGCTTTGGAACACCTTCATCATAAGCGCATATCCACGCGCCCTATTGAGGTTCTGCATGATTGTATCGGCAAAATCCTCCCGAATGTCCCTTGTTATGCAGTTCTGCATGGTCACATTCGTGTAAATCTCGAATCTTTCAAAATTAATCTTCTTCATAATCAATTATTTGTTTGGATATGAATTAGTTACTTGCCCGTTAACAGAGAAAACTAACCCGATAGGTCCCAATGTAAAGCTTAGTGCGTCGGTTCCAACCGTTGAATAACCATTCACGGATGTACCTGACATATCAAGTCTCCCGACCTCTTTACTTCCAGAATACCTTCTGAGCATTAATCGAGGGTAATAATTAGTAACCCCTCCGATAGATTCGGTAATGAAAGAAATATTCCCTACTTCATTATTATCTTGGTTATACATCTTGATGCTGTTGGAACTTGGGTCCAGTTCAATGCGAGTGCCATTCAACGAAGTGGAAATCTTACCGACTAATTCCACATCCCCATTCTCCTTTATCTTGAATGACCCATTGGGAGAGGAGACATTTTTGAACGTGCCGCTTATAGCATTAATAGTTCCAGTCAAATCGACATCGGTAGCTATCATCCTGCCACTTTCCAGCACCCGGAACGGGGCGTCGTCAGGCTCGTGCGCTCCAGCCCAGATACGCACCTTGCTGCCTTCTTCCGAACCGGAAAGACCTGCTGTCACAGTCTTCCCGTCACTCTTCATAATGAGCAACTGGTTGTTCTGCATAAATGAGATGTGCGCACTCGGTGATATGATGAGCGACGTGAATATGGGCCCCACGTTGCTCAACTTCTCCCAATAGGTCGTGTTCCCCGGCTTGTTGCTTTCAGAGCTTGTGTGCGTGGTCTTGCATCTGTACACGTCCCATCCGTCGATAGTAGCCAGATTCCTTATCATGGCAATATCCACATAACGGGTGCCGCTTGTCAGAGCTTCGTCGTTGCGGTAAGTCACGCCCACAGCCCATTCGGAATGCCTTATGATGCAGCCTTGGATGCCCTGCTCTCCTTTTTCCCCAGGCTTGCCATCAGCTCCGGGTTTCCCGTCAGCACCAGGTTTTCCGTCTTCACCCTTTGAAGCAAGCAAATCATACTCCGCGGAATTCATTTCCCCGGAAAGTATGTACCCGTATGTCTTGCCACCGTCCTGGGTCTGCTTGATTCGCTGACCGGAACTTGTTGTAACAGTCCACAGTGGTGGATTGGTGGTCTCCTTCTTGGCTATGTATGATGAGCCTCCCATAGTGACAACTCCTTGCTTGGGCACGATAAGCCCGGTATGCCATCTGCCCATAGAGGTTATGCTATCACCCTTATCACCTTTGATTTTAATTGGCGTGCCCCATGTCCCATCACTTGCGGATGAAGCAACCTTCTGCGACATCCATATAGCTCCACTTGTAGCATTCGTATGCCAGCCTCCGGTAGTACCGTTTCCCGTAGGAACAGAAGGCTGGGAAGTGCTGTCATTGTAAGTTATGAACACGCTCAATCCGTTCGAACCGGCTGCACCGTCAGCACCGTCCGAGCCGTCAACGACCATCAACGACCATGCTGTCCCGTTCCATATGTATACACGACCGTTATTGGTGTCCCTATATGCCCAGTTGATTTGAGGATTGGAAGGTGGAGACTGCAGGTCGCCTTTCCATACGATGCTCAGTCCGTCCTTTCCGTTCTTTCCGTCAATTCCGTCAATGGTCATTTGATACCACTGGCCGTCTTGATATACATACGACTTCTTGTCGGTCGTATTCTTGTACGCCCAACCGTTCTGAGGAGAGGAAGGAGCAGACGAGAAATCACCTTTCCATACAATACTCGTACCAGCCACACCTTCTGCGCCATCAATGCCATCAAATCCATATTTAGCCCAGAGAGCAGGTGTGCTGAAGTTACTCCATATGCCGTTTCTCTTCTTCCTCTCGCTTATCCATTCAAAAGGCAGGGATTCGGAAACGCCAATGGGGTCATCATGCCAGCCGGAAGGGATATAATCATCCGTCTGTGAGGTCGCTGGGGTGGAGGGGCGGTTTTCCTCCGTGGTATGGATAAACACTCTTTCGTAATCGGTACCGTCGCTTCCGTCCTTTCCGCTCTGGACAAGCAGGTCGTATTCCTCCGTATTTGATTCACCGGACAGAATATAACCGTAAGTCCTTCCTCCGTCCTGCGTCTGGGTAATGCGCCTGCCGTCACTGGTCGTAGTGGTCCACAACGGTGGGTTGGCGGTCTCCTTCTTCGCGCAGAAGGTGCTTCCTCCCATCGTGACGATTCCCAGTTTGTGCACGATAAGCCCCGTATACCATCTGCCGAGCGAAGACACGCTCTGTCCGTCTTCCCCCTTAAATTTTGACCATGTATAGTCAGAAGGATTGTTACTTTCTGTAGCAGTCTCCTTGTTGACGGCTATACCGATATATTTAGTCGTGTCTTTAGGCTGTTGGTACATGCCCGTTCCGTCCGCATTGTCCGAATAGGCAACCCATGTGTAATAAGTCTTTCCGTCGGCACCGGTAGCACCCGGTATACCGTCTTCTCCCTTTATATCGCTCCATGTATAGTCGGAGGGATTGTTACTTTCCGTAGCGGTCTCCTTGTTGTAGGCGAAACCTATATACGCTTTTCCGGTAGGATTGTTGCTTATACCACCACCTTGCGCGTTGTCGGCATATTTTATCCAGGTGTATAGAGTTTTCCCGTCAGCTCCGGCAGGACCGGGAACACCTTGAGGGCCTTGGGCACCGTCCTTACCGTCCACCACAAGAGGTATCGTCTCCACGTCCACTACTGTACCGTCCACGTAGAATATGAACTTGATGCTCTTCTGGAAGCTTGATACCGGTACTCCGGCATTGTTCCCGATTGAGACTTCGGATGCACCGTCAAGAGAATACTTCAAGTCGCCCGTCCCGGTCTCGGCCGTGCCTCCAGAAACCGAAGACTTCAACCGTGTACACGATACGGAAGTTACATTGAGATTACCATTGGCATCCTTTATCACGGCAGATACGCTCGGAACAAGCCGGTACAGAACGGCATCGGCACCGCCCTTGACACCTGCCAGGGTAAACGTGAGATTCCCGGTGTAGGCTTTTCCGTTGTAGGTGGCTGTCAACGCGACGGGGATCGGGTTCCTGCCGTCCAGAGCCACGCCCTGCTTGACACTGAAAGTTATCTCTCCGGTGGAAACGTCGTGCGTCTCGGTGACGTTGGCAGGGAGCGTGCATGTTATGCCGGTAAGGGTCATTTTCTTGCTGCCGTAGCTCATCCATACAACCGTGCTTATCGACGTGTCCTGATAAACCTTGCCGTCATTGGTAAGGGCGACGTTATCCATCTCGTTGGTGAGGTCCGCGAACACTGCCGATTCGCCCGGGTCGCCCTTGGAGGCAATCTTCTGCCAGTCATTGTTCGTGCCCGGCTCGGCTGACGAACCGTTCTTGTTCATGCAGGCCCATGTGCTTCCGTCATGGGTCACGCTGTCGTAGTAGTCATACTTTCTGCCGGATTCCCAAACACCCTCATAGCTCAAGTCCTTGGCTGGGGTGCCGTTTGGCTTCAAGCGTTCTATCGTGCCGGAGATGTACACATTCTTGCCGTAGAACGAATAACCGGAGAAGTCCATGCCGCCGATGGAAAGGCCACTAAGGTCACCGGTCTGCATCATGACGTTAACCTCGGGGTCTATCACCCAAGTGTTGACGTGAGCCAGACGGCGTGTATAGTAACGGTTTTCGTAGGTGATAGCCTGGCGGTCCTCGTCGGTGAAGTTACCGTATGCGAAGAAGTTCATGCCCGGCATCGGATGAACGGACGTACCAACCTGAAGCTCATACTCGAACTTCATGATTCCTGCCTCGTTCTCCAGTATATTGGTCGGAGTAAAGTAGGATGTGGCGAAACCGGAATACTCTATGAAACCGTTCGCGCCAATCGTATCCTTGTCGGTGTTTCCCCCACCTATGTTATGGAATACGCCACGGCATATGTCGCTTACATGAAGCGTACCGTATTGGCCTTCCAGAAGGTCAAGGGTGGCGATACGGTTCTCTGCATCCACAGTCTTTATCGTTCCGTAGGCGAACGTGTTTGCCTTGTCTCCCGATATAACGTCTATGCAGTTGAAGGTTATTTTGGGAGTTATTATCTCCTCACGGTATACAGCCTTGTCCGTCTCGATGACAACCTTCCCGTTCTCGTCCAGATAGATGTAGCCGCCGCTTCCTCCGATAATGCCGGAAACGAAGTTCTTGCTTATCTGAATTCCCTTCTCCGCGGTGAGCTTGTCGCCGACTTCCAGCTTGAAGGGGGTGCGGTCGTTGGTGGTCTTGCTGAGGAATGATTGCAGAACACGCAAAGCCGAATACACATTTCTGTTTGTAGGGGATGTAGTGTCATTCGTTCCGATAACATATATGCCACTTCCACCTCCACCGGTGTATGTCTGTCCCTTCAAGGTAATATTCTCTATTTGCTCTTCCAGCTCCCCTATCCGAGAGTAGGACGCCGTTTCGCCTACCGTATATACCGGGCTGTCATATGGCTTATCAAGATTACATTCGTATCCTATGATTCTGGACTGACGGTTTCCGCTTTCAAAAAATGCGGAATTGACTAGATTAACCTTATCTCCTACATCAAAATGCTTTGCATAATCCTGGTTCTGATTGCCTCCCTCATCCAGCCCATACATATAGTCCGACATCATTGTGCAGGAATATGTATTGGGGTCTATCCTGGACTTGGCAACGTACTCTTCAGCCTTCTCCTTAAGCTCTTGTTCCGCGGCCGACACAAGCCCCAAATCCGCAATTTTGGAGCTGTCCCACCCATATAATATATAAGTATCCCCCTCTTTGGGTTTTAAGACATCATCAGGTAATTTGCGACCATAATCCTCATTAGCGACAATCCCCCAAAGCTGGGCTTTCGGATTCCATGAACCGTCCTCATTCTTTTCCGGGTCTCCCATCGGATTAAAAGTCACACCGAAATCCATACCGTTCAAAGAGCCGGACTGGAAGATTATATGCAATTCCTCACCCTCAAGAATGTAGTCCTTTGAAAATGTTATTCCGGTATCGGTAAATTGGTAGAAAGTTTCGGTGGTCTGAGTTCCATCCTCATTATTCACTGTGTCTGTATAGGTGATGACCTTTGATATATGACCGTCAGTACGAGGATATATATCGTCAAACACAACCACCTGCTCTACAGCTTCCTCAGTAGACATGTCAGGATATGCGTCTATGTACGGAGTTCCTTCGGGAAGCATGAGACGCTTTTGTACAACTCCATTAACCACGATGCTTTCATCCACTGGACGATAGTTTGACGGAATGTTACGGGTAGAGCCGAAAGCATAGATACGGGTAGCGTATGTACTCTTGCTCTCAGAGCTTGTCATCTCCACCACATTGTCCCCTATCTCAAAGTCAACCGGAGTGCCGTATTCACATCTTCCGAAGTTGATGATGTTCTCTGTCACCCAACATTCACAGTCCCATTTCTTCGCCATAGAGAAGCAGGCGTCAAGAATGTTGATGTTGTCATAAGTCATCAGTAGCGCCTTATTCTCTACAGTGCTGTCAATGGAGAAAACAAAATCCTGACCTTTATACGCATAACCAAGAGCTTTCAAATTTCTAAGGACTATACCGGCTTGAACATCAAGTGAAGCGGTGAGATTCCAGGACGCTTCCTGCCCGGCCACTTCGGGGGTATATTTAAAGATTTTGTTTTTCCATTTCCAGTAATAGGCGTCAAGCTGCAACTCGTAGTCATAGCCTGCGGTATTGGCATTGAATACTGGTTTCTGCAAATCACACACCTCGAACATGCCGAAATCGCATTCCACGTAGTCACCATATTTGAAGAATATAGGATTCTCCAAGCTGAATTTCAGAAGGATATAATCCTCCTTCATCAGAGTAAACTTACGTTTACAACCTTCATCGGGAAGGGTGGTAAGGAGAATGCTGCCGGATATGTCTTTGATGTCTATTAGTTCCATATATGGGGTATTGTATAGCTTCATACAATTGCACAGCAAATATAGCAATAAATGACATAAAAACAATCACATTTATCCTAAATTTGCACTATACTCCTATCTGCTGGATTAGGCTCTACTAATCTTAGAGAGAATTTAGCGATACCCCTCATGAATTGGGTGAATTGATTACATGACAAATATATAGTCTTATACACAACATCTGGTTGATATTTACTTTTGATATGTAATACTCCGATAGCAAGCTCTTCGCAAAAAGAATTGTATCGTAAAAAAAATTGCTCTTCGTTTTTGGCAGTGAGATTAAATGTCAATGTAATATTCCTCTCATCAATCTTAGGATTCGACTTTATGACCCGTTTACCATGCTCCAAGCGCGACTTGTTCTCGATAAACTCTTTCATTGGTGGTGGGGTCATCAGCGATGATAAGGAAGATGTATCCATGCTTATCCCCCACGTGGTATAAGCGTCCTTATTATTTATATAAAATTCTCCTGTCGCCATATTATAGTCCGTTATTAAGAATTGTAATCATTCTATCAAATTTACTCTCAAAGTCAAGTATCGGCTTCGTATACTTTACTATGTCCTCTAAATATCCGTTGGTTTTCACATGCTGTTCCAAAATACTACTTAGTGTGGCATTACTTGACGTTGAAATAGAAACTAAAGAATTCAATCCAACAACTGCATTTATCATTTGATTTTTTATCTCCTCTCCAGCTATCTGTAAAGCTGTGAAACGACCGTTAAGCTCCTCTCCTGTGTCCTGGGACATGGACTGGAATCCCTTGCTGCTTGCAGACTGTTGGGTGGATTCTGAGGTCCATCCGAATATTTCGGCCAGATTGTTGCGCTCGGAAACGGCAGCATCTACTATTTCATCGTACTGTTTACGAAGCTCCTCCATATCTCCCTTGGTTATACCTTCTTCGTCTTTCCCTGCTTCTGCAAAGGAGTCATACCAGTCCTGCAGCTCTTTGGAAAATTTTTCCCCCACCATGTTAGTAAGGATGGCGCGCTGCATATACTCGCTGAAATCCTCAGCAAAGTCTTTGGCAGAGCTGTCCATATCCATAAGGGTATCCACGAAACTGTCAAAAACACTGTCAAAGGTTGTCTGGGTGAGCTGCTCTTTTACCTGGTTCTGTATTTCCTCTATCTTGGCCTCCCCTTCAATGATACTGTCCAGATATTCCCGTACATCATCGTCCATGTCTGCCCAGAATGTTGGAGCATCGGATTTGAGTTTCTCCAATTGCTCAACGGTAAGGTCAAACAGTCCGGTCATTCTTCCGGTCCCGATAAACTCTTTGGCGGCATTGACTGACATGTCGAGTGCGTTGGCGATGTCCTGCCAGTCGCTTGAAGAGGTGTTCTTTGCCATTCGCTTACCGATGGAATGGGAACCGACAGACGCACCGGAATTGAGCCGTTCCTTTCCCAGCGTTCTGTATGCCTCTATCTGTTTTTCTACGAGGTCAATGGCTTCCTGCCCTACCTTGTCGGCTTCAACGCCGTAGGACATATCAATATACTCCCTTTTCTTGTCTATCAGTTCATCCCATATCTCATTTAGCTTGTTGTATTCCTCGACCATCTCGTTGTAACGGGAATAATCAGCACCGAACATCCCGTCTAACACAGACACTACAGTGGAAATTCCAGAAACCGCACTCATGGCACCACCCACAATGTCACCGCTCATAATCTGACCGACACCGGCGGCTGTTTGTCCTAATCCACTGACTGCATCAATTGCACCTTGTATCTTAGAATCATCAAACCCGAAGATATTACCTATATTAGAACTAAACTCTTTGAGTGGACCGGAAAACTCAACGACTGCATTACCTATCTTCGATATACCTCTGCCTATTGCATCCGTATCACCTTTGGCGTTTTTGAGGTCTCCAATACCCTCTTTAATATCTTCTGAGAACTTTTTGAATGGTGATTGACCAGCAAGCGTACCTTTGAGATTTTTGATAGAATCCGTAACATCTTTGATATTTATTGTTCCATCTTCTATGCTTTTTAAGTCTTTATCGGTAAATCCGACCGCTTTCAAATCTTCAACGGTAACACCATTTCCTCCCGATAGGTAAGACACAAGCAGCTCGTACTTGTCAATGATAGCTTGGATAGCGTTTACAGACTTGTCAGAAGCGTCCTCAAAGAGGTCTGCCATCGCCTTTGTGGAGTGACCGAACTGTTCATCAAGCTGTTCAAGAGCCTTGTTCTTTTGGGCTACCTTGGAAGCGTACTCTGGGCTGTCGGTTTGCAGTTTGGCTATCTCGTCATTGTATTTTTGTACAAGGTTCTTGCGCTTCTCCTGATAGTTTCCGTACTCAATGAAGTATTCCTGCCAAGCTTTCTTGTTGGCTTCAAGTTGTTCCTCCTTATTCGCAGCGGATATAGCCTTTTCTCTGGCTTTCGCATTATTTGAGGCGCGTTCGCCAAGAAGCGATGTTTGTTCTTCGGTAAGTTTACCACCCTGCGTATTCTCCCATTCTGCCTTCTGCTTTTTAATAGCATCCAGTTCTTTTTGATAGTCCAAGTCAATCTGAGCCAGCTTCTTCTCAGTACCATCCTCCATGAGGTTGATTTCATCCTGCTGGTTTTTCCGACGAATGGAAAGAAGTTGTTCGGCAAGTTGTTCTTGCTGTTTGAGTTGTTTGGCTGCTTCTTCTTGAGTTTGCCTTCCTTGCTTGGAAGGATCTGAATACTTGGCTATCTGCTCTTGTGCATCCAGTATCTGTTTGGTATATTTGTTCCATTCATCGGAATTCTTCTGAGAAACATCCAAGGCATTACGAGCATCCTCTGCTTCTTTCTTTTTGTCCTCCCAATATTTTTTATTATAAATAATAGGTTTACTATTTTCTTTCTTGGCTTCCTCTTTAGCCTTTTCTAAATCATTAAGTGCATTCTGATAAAGTTCTAATTCTTTTTTAGCAGCACTTAAATCTTCCTTTAGCGCTCCAGTATATCCACCTGTATTTGTAGTCTTTATTATGTTGTTTTCAAGTCCTTGTATTTTCTGTTGAGACATAACAACTTTAGTTTTCAACCCAATACGTTGCTGGCGTAATAATTCATCCGTTTCAAGTTTTATAAGTTCTGCATTTGTTTTTCGTTTAGCCGTCTCCCAGTCCATATCCTTGAACACATCAGGCATCAAACGCTGTAACTGGCGATATGCAATAAAACGCTCCTCTATAGATTTGGATTCATTGCTGATTGTGCTTGTTAGACCATCAGCCTTACTCTTTATTTCTTCGTAATGGCTCTTTTGAGATTCAAGAGCATCATTCGTTTCACGAATAGCCTTTTCTGTATCGCTTTCTGCTGTAGCAAGCTTATAAATTCCATAAGCCAGTCCCGTGATTGCTGCCGCCGCCAATACATACGGATTCTTTAACATTGATAAGTTCAAAGCATCTTGTGCCTTTTTAGTCAAAACCAACCATCCATAATGAATCGCCTCTTTAGCCGTCAAGGCAGTAATACCGGATGCTTGAACAGCTTGCAATGCAGTAGTGACCATTAAAGATGTACGATACACTCCATATGTTCCAACTATTTCAAGAAGTATGTTCCCAACCTTCTCATAATTTTCAACCAAATAAGAAACGCCGGACAAAGCATCGTTTATAATGCCCTCATTGGTTTTCCCTATTTCATTGAACATTGTGGAGATAGAATCCTCTATGTTGCTTATCTGACCCGTAATTGTCTTGGATTGCTCCTGCATCAGATTGAAGAACATTCCTCCTTCATCGGTAAGAGACATGATAACTTTTTGTACCTCCGGGAATCCAACCTTGCCAGCTTCAACAAGCCCTTTTACTTCATTCTCCGCTACGCCAAACTGTTTTGCCAGCTCGCGTATCATAGGAATACCACGCCCAGTAAACTGATTTAGGTCTTGTGTATATAAACGACCTTGCGTCATAGTTGTGCCATACAGATACACAATATCTCCAAGAGGCATAGAAAGACCTGCCGCGATGTTGCCAAGACGTATCAAATCATCGTTTACTTTCTCCACATCCTCACCGTATGCAAGTAACTGCTTTGCTCCATTGGCTACACCTTGAAGGTCAAAAGGAGTGGTAGCCGCCGTCTTCACCAACTGTTGCATGAGAGAGTTCGCTTTGTCTTCACTGCCGAGCATAGTTTTAAAAGCAACTTCCAATTGCTGGAACTCACCTCTAACTTGAACGATATTTGATATCAGTTCCTTTGCCGTGAAGCCAGCTCCAAACGCAGCAGCAGCTTTTGTCATGCGATTAAATAGTTCTTCAATACCTAAACCGCTCTGCTCTATCTGTTTTGATGTGTTCTTGACTCCGTTTTCCACTTCGCGAAGTCTACGTAAGAAATTAGAATTGTCACCGGTTATATCAAAATGAATTCCAGCCATAGGTCTTTTCGATAAGGAATGTACCGCGCAACATCACACGGCATTGCAAATATAACAATAAAATGACATAGACAATGCCACTATTTACTTAAAAACATCTTTAACCGTTTATTTTCTTATCTTTAATTTTGTTTATAGTAACATATAAAATATATTTGCCATTATATAATAATATAAAATTATGGATTTCAAGGACCAAATAGTTCAACTTTCAGAGCGTATCAGCAAGCAAAAGGACAGTATAGCTACAGAAGAGGCCACGAAAACGGCATTTATTATGCCAATGATTGCGGCCTTAGGATACGATGTCTTTAACCCTTTTGAAGTCATACCAGAACTTGACTGCGACCTTATAAAGAAAAAGGGAGAAAAGATTGACTATGCCATAATGAAGGACGAAAGCCCGATACTACTCATAGAATGCAAACATTGCAAGCAGGACTTAAACTTGCATGACACGCAACTACAGAAGTATTTCGTCGCATCAAAAGCACGATTCGGAGTGCTTACCAATGGGATAGAATACCGCTTTTATACAGATTTGGAGAAAATCAACATTATGGATGAGAAACCGTTTCTTGTCGTGAATATGCTTGACTTATCAGATGCGGATATAGAGCAACTAAAGAAATTCCATAAGTCATATTACAACGAAGAGGATGTTTTAAGTACGGCAAACGAGTTGAAATACACTACAGAGATAAAATCAATATTGAACAACGAGTTTGCGTCACCGACAGCAGAATTTGTACGCTTCTTCGCACGTCAGACGTACACTTCCGGGCAAATCACATCGAAAGTGATAGACATGTTTACCCCACTCGTAAGGAAATCCATTTCATCTGTTATCAATGATATTATTTCAGATAGGCTCAATACAGCAATAAAGAATAGTGAACATACCAGCGATACGCTTCCAGCACAAGATAGCACACCCGTAAATCTCCCAACAGAAGATGCAAACAAAAAACTTCCGGATGGGATTGTGTACATGGACAAAGAATCTGGAGTTGTAACGACACAAGAAGAATTGGACGCTTACAATATCATAAGGAGCATCTTAAGAAAAAGCATAGATGCAGCACGTATAACTTACAAAGACTATAAAACATATTTTGTCGTTAATCTTGATAACAGTGAATGGTACTGGATATGTCGTATTTCCATAGGTGCAAGAAAGAAGCGAATAGGAATACCAGTAGATAAATACAAAAGCTGCGACTGGATTCAAATTGATAGCATAGACGATATATTCAAATATGCAGATAAACTTGAAGAATCACTTAGAATAGCAATGAGAGAATGAAAAAACGTTTATTTTCAATTTAAATATCATGAATAAGAAAATTGTTGCCATCGTGCTTTTATTATTATTCATAACTGGATGTGGAAACAAAATGTATGAAGATAATATGAAAGTATGTGTAGATGTAATGTCTGATCTATTTCAAACGAGTAAGAAGGTATCTTTTGCATATTCAGAAGTTTGGAGAAATGCGATATTTGATAACAAGGACCATAACGGAAAATATTGCGCTGATTTCAATGAGGCTATAAGCAGATATAAGAACCAGGTAGCCAATCTATATTTTATAACTAAAGGGGTTAAATCGAAAAAAGACAAACTCGATTTACTCATCAAAGAGTTAAAAAATCCCCCATCGAAGTACAAAGAAATATATAATCAAATCATATCTGTATATGCAGATGTACAAAAAATGATAGAACTTTCAGAAAATCCATCAGGCTCTCTTAATAGCTACAATGAGACTATTTCTGAATTGGATTACCAGATAGAAAAAAACATCAAAATATTAACAACAAATACAAGTAAGTAAATTGTTCTACTTCACCGATAAATCACGAGAGATTTTGTAAACCCCTCGTGATTTTTTTATCTTTCATCTTTTATATTGTTCTATTTGTCGCATTTAGTCCCAATTCATAGCTTTGATTTTTGCCATATTTGCAGGGTCATCGGCATTGATGACTCTCCGGTCTTTAGGTATATTGATACGCTTGCGTTCCTCGTCAGACAAATAGATGGATGTTACAGAATCGGCAAGAAGCAATTGTAAATTGGCATAGCTTATTCCCCATACAACATATTCCAAAGTCCATCCATACCTCTCACAAGCAGTATCTATCAATGTGCCATATATGCTTTTACCTCCAAATACAAGAGAATTATTATTATTCTTGGCTCTCATAGCTTTTGCTTGCCATTCTTTTTCCTTATCTATTCCAAGGTGCTTTGTATATACTGATACATCTCCCTCTGACAATGCCATAACCAGCAGTTGCGACAAGCTATCGACATCAAGTTCTTTAAGGAAAAAATCACACCTCTCTTGAACCAAGTCGCAATCAAACAACTCCTCTTTCTTGTTGATGGTATGGTAGGACAAGATACGGCATACAACCTCTTTCTTATCTTGGCACAATCTTAACGCCTCCATATATGGATTAGCCTTTATAATATCAAGATTTATATCAAGACATTCAACAAGTCTTGATATTAGGTACGTTTTCCCAAGAGTAACCGGATATAGATAGAATTGACGTTGATTAACCTTAAAACCATGCGGACGCTCAATTATCGTGTCCGCGATATTCATGTCTATGAGTTTTTTATCTTCTGCCATAACGGTTACTGTTTTTTAAAATTAACGCCAGCTATCCTCACAGACAACTGGCCCTGAAAAAGTACGAGAATCAACTATATAAAAAACAGAGCGGAAATACAGAATTGAACTGTAACCTAATGTCTGGTTGACATACGTGCATCCATTACACCATTTCCGCAATACACGTGGGTATAAAGCCCCCACGTTCGGCATTACCTATTGAAAACTCAACCTCCCACGCTGGTATTAGAGGCGACTTCAAATTTGTCTCCTTCTCCTGATTCATCTTCCTGGTCACATTCAATCTTAGAAATTGAGCCAGCCGATTCCGTTACAATAATCTTACCCCATTGAATCTGCTTTTTATCAGCTCCCGGTTTTAAGGCATCAAACATATACGCCCAAATACCACCGTCCGCTGTAGTAAACGTATCTTCGACAGAAACAGTGGTCTTTTCCATGCAAAAGCCTTGAACATCCGGGTCTTCCGGTTGTAAAGCAACTGCATAATTGTGGGCAACCACTCCGTCACTGTCACTGATAGGTCTTTTACGCCCTTTTGCAGCACGGATATTAAGAGCAAGAGCATACGTATTCTTGCCGTACTTAACATCCTCATTTTCCCCACCTTCAATCTTTGCTTCCTGCTTATCTCCTTTTGTTGTCGTCAACTGTGTAGAATCCTCTACCGGTGTTGGAAGTTCTTCCCACTTTGGAGAAGATGCATCCAAATCTTTTACGAATATACGGGGTTTTCCCCACCCGATTACTGCCATAGTTCTATATCGCTTAATATAGTTAACAATTATTCATTACATATCTCAATGTACAGCTTGTTGTTGATGAAATGCTCTGCACGACCATTCTCAAACGAAACGCCTACAGGCATAACCTTCTGGCTACATTCTTTGGGAATAGTATGGAACTCTTCTTTACGTATATAAAAGAGAAACTTGCACAAATCACACAATTCTCCTATACGGAGCGTATGTTTTTCCCATGCTTTCGTTCTCGAATTCCATTGGTCACCTACATACACATTGACATTCACATAAGCCCGTTGGATTTGACCGCATCCCTCATTAGCAAGTACCGATATGACAATATCCTCCTTGTCCGATTTATCCGGCCTTCCCCTATCACTCAATTTACCGGTTACGCTCCTTTCAAGGATTGAGCCTTTAATCTTGTGATATACGAACTTCGATACTTCAATGTCTGATTTCATCATTTGGCAATCTGTCTTTTTAATTTTTCAAGCATCTTGGGAACTTGGTCTATTGCCCATAATTCCGTTGACGCAAGCACGTCCTTGTTAGCCATCGCTTCCACATATTCAGCATAGTTCATCCCAGCCACCACAACAAGGACATAGTCATTGGAGTATCTCCTAACAAGCTCCTTTGCCAAGTCCTTGCCGTTTTTTACGCCTTCTGAACCGTTTTTAACCTGATTAAAGTCCGAGTATTGTACAATGCTACCATTATGGGCTATTACATAACCAACTGAACTACGCAGATTACCAGACTGGTCATACCAACTTTTATCACCGCCCCTATCACGTACCTTGACAACACATTGTTCACCAAGATACGACAAAGCGCGTATTGTCAGCCTTTCAACCCGTTCCGCTTCTTTCATCAGTACTTTATGAATCTCATCCAGTTTGGTAGTCATTCTTATTCCCATATCCTAAACCCAAATCTTGCACTGAAGTTGGTAACGATGAAAACCTTTCACATTAAACTCCCTCTCAATTCCTCCCAAAAGAATCAATTTCACCCTGTCACCTATTGTAAAATTACGGCAGTCCGGAGGAAGGTTGTGCACCTCATAGGAATATTTTCGTGTCACACCGTCTTCAAATTCCTTTTCATCCGCTTTACCGGAAGGGACAGCATCACAAGGAATATCACCTTCCCAATGCTCTTCTCCAGAATGGTAATCTCCATTTTCATCCTCATATCCAAAAGCGGATACAAGATATTGCAACTTGTGCGGATTTCTGTTCAATACTGCCATTCTACAACAAACAATCACCTACATATACCATCGGCTTAGGCTCCAGTTCTACCGAAGGCTCACCGATAGCATTGTAGATAGAGTTAACACGTAACAGAATACGTTCCTTGTCTTTATCAGACAAAGCCCCGAAAGACTTGTCTGCTTCAGAAAAATTGATAGCCTGAACTAAAGACCAAAGACAGTCAGCAACAGCCCCCTGATAGTCATCAGAATGAGCCATGTCGTAATCAAACTCATCATCTGCTTTGAGATTACGTTTAATCATAACATTCTCTACAAAACCTTCTGAAATCGGGTAGTGTATTTCATCTTTGAGGGCTTGCTGTACTGTCTTCATGGCTTACTCTATTGCTTTATGGGATTCAACCGCTGCTTTCAGCTTAGCTTCATCAGAATCGCTCAGCCTATTCACCGCATTTATCAACTTGTTGTCACTTACAGTAGATGCAAGGTTTGCACTTGCAATCTTGTTGTATTCGGCAACAAACTCCGGTTTCTTGTAAGTGTTCCCCCAAATTGTAATCTTTACATCAGTGGAGTCTTCAGCCTCTTCCGTCGTATTTACGGCTTGCGCATCTGTTATGTCTTGATAATAGATTTGGTCCACACCTTCAATAACCGTAAGCGCGAGCATTTGTCCGGCTGTGGTTTCGGTTAGCGGATTAGTCGTTCTGTAACGGCTGATAAGTTTCATATCATCAACCGTGGTGTAAACCACACCTTCTACCGGGCTTGTTTTTTCTGCCAATGTGCCCCATACCAGACTTCCGACATTTTCAGTGGTCAGATAGACCAGACGGTTGGCATTCCATGGCTTGTAAGCCTTGCGAACTCCGTCCTTTTCGCTGATAATAGAACGGTCTATCTTCAAAAATTTCACACCATTGTAAGCATCTGCAAACGCTTCGTCAAATAAAGAGGCGGTAGGGGTCGGCAAAGAAGTGTTGCTGTCAAATGTCTGCCCTCTATAAGTGGCCACCAATTCTTTGGCACCTTGTGTCTGGCGAAGCCTCTTATAGGTAGATGAAGCGATACAAATAGTGGTGATTGAATTACCGTCCGCATCGGCTGCGGAAAGCACATTTTCGATGTCATCCAATGTTATTTCACCGGGAACATTGACTCCGTAACCGTTCTTTGGCAAATAACCGAAATCAACACGCAATGCTGTTCCGACATTCGTCAAGTCTTCAACTGCAACAATCCCCTCGCATAATGCTGTAAGGAAGTTCGCTTCGTTGGACTCATCCAGACCTATCGAACAGAACAAAGGATCATTGGTCAACTTTGCTGCAATCTGCGGCCACTGATTCCCTTGAGCCCTCATAATGTTTATAGTATTGATGTCCGACTCTTCCATAACGCGAGAAATACCCTGCTTTGGAAGGACACCGCTTGCATGCGCCAACGAATCACGCTTCTTGATTGGAAGCGGAGAGTTCATTGAAATAGTGTCCGCTTTTACATACGTAGTATCAACAGACGCACTGGTCCATTTTTGGTCTGCGGAATATACTTTACGCAGCATAGTCTTGTGAAGGTAGGTGCGTTTTCTAGCACCATTGCGCTCACCTCCCTCTTTTTCCACGATGTTCTGCAACTTCGGGAAGATTCTTCTTGATAAGTCTGCAAATTGTGATGCAATCATTTAATTTTCCTCCTCTAATTTAATCGTGCATAAAATACAATGAAGGCAACGCTTCCTTCAAGTCGCTTTTGATACTGTCAATCGGATAAGGCAAGGCCTTATCATTGATTTCCCCGTCATACTGAATGGCGCCTCTCGCATCGCTTGCAAGAGTAGTGCGTACCCAAACGCCAACATATTCATGATTGGACGGAAGAGATGAATACGAACCTCCCGATACCGGCATGGGTTTGTATTCATTTTCATCATTTTTGTTACGAATGATGATATGCCCGGCTTTTACATACTTTTCAGCATAGCCTTCCACGTTCAATGAACGACCACCTATAATTCTTCCTCCTTTACGGCGAATAACAATAGAATCGAGTCCACCATCGAATGTTTCCATTTCATTTGCCAAGTTTACTGTTCCTGCCATTTTTTTCAGTTTTTAGATGAGACTAAAGGTTGCTAACAATAGCGTCAATTTCCTCATCGGTTAATACTTCTTCATCTTTAGGCTTACCACCTCCCGAGCCTGGAGGATTTCCCAAATTGGACAGACCCGCATCGGCACGTTCTTGATTATAAGCCTTCAAATCTTCCTCTACTTCGGAATAGAACTCATCGAACTCATCGTCATTTTCAAACTTCATCTTATTGAAGGATTTCAATGTACGGGTCCCGAATGTACCAGCATCTTTCAAAAGGGATTCAAGCTTCTCCCTACGTGTAGTAGTAACTTTTTCACCTTTCAACGCTACGATTTCATTATTCAGCAATTGAACCGTTTGCACTAGACCTTTAGCCCATTCCGGAGTATCATCGCTCTTTCCTTTGTTTTGGGGATTTTTTTTTGAACCAGTCTGGCGTGCTTGCATGCCCGATGTATCATCATCGTCATCATCATCGTCATCTGTTTCAGGGTGGTTTTTCTTCCATTCATCAAGCAAACGGTTGGCTTGTGACTGGCCGAAAGTAAGGTAAGGAAGAACCGCTTCAATTTTTTCGTCAATCTCAGCGTTTACATCCTCTTCTGAGGCATCATCAGCGGAAATAAGGTTATCGGCAATCTTAGCGGCGATACCCTTCAATTCCTTAGAGTTGAACCCTAACGCCTTCGCTTTAAGTTTCAACTTTACGAACACTTGTTGTCTTCTGTTCATTGTGAAATGTTTTAATTAATAAAAACGGCCTGCAAACATTTACATGCAAGCAGACCGTCAACCTTCTTACCTTAATACATTAAGAGCAATGAATCAGTATTTACGACAAGTACGGTTGCATGTAACTTCACATGCTTTATGCAAATATAAGAAAAGTGACGCTTTTAGAGCCACTTTTATATGTTAAACTATTATAATAAAACGCACGCTACAAGAGCACCTTGTAAACTGCACCACGAAATTGCTTGTAATTATGCACAAGTGATTGTTATTTAAGATATGACGGGTTGTCCTTTAAAAAATACGGCAAAGTACCTCGCTTCCTTGCACCTGCTATGCGTTTCGAATTTATGGCAACCCACTGCTTGAATGATTTCGGTACATCCTTGACTTTATTCACACTTTCAGTTGTAGGTTCACTTCTACCATCCCATTCCCAAAACTCTTCTTCCGTTTTGAGAATAGGCACCTTGTAACATAAATCATTCGGATGCCAGCCAGTCCAGGTAAAGTCTTTAGGGTATTTCCCGGCAAGAGTATCGCAAATATCCCCATGTGGCATACGATGACGATGGTTTCCGCTCAATTTTATCTCGTATCCTACCACAAAATCCATCTGTTTCCATCGTTCATTTTCAGCCGTCCTATAGGCCATATTTATCTCAGAACGGGCTAAACGTATAGAACGGTATTCGCAATCCATCAAATGTTCCGCACTTCCGTACTTATCCTTGTAATCCTTTTGCAGTAACGAGAAATCAAGAAGATACTTGCTTATCCGCTTACTCAAAGTTATGGCGCTAGTGCCTTTTTGAATAGCACATGAAATAGCTGCTTCAAGCTCTTGCTTATAGATGGTGGACTGCTGCCAAAGTTTTGCAGAGACATTGAAGCCCTTATCCTTCCGGTTTTGAAACGCTTTCAAAGCATCATGATTAGTCTGATATAAAACCTTATACTTTTCTTTATCTACTTGGGCATTATAGGCTTTCAAAACTTTATTTGCCATCAAGTCTTGCACTTCATTGCTATTCTTCCATTCTTCAGATGTACCTCGATAAATAATCGTATGAATATCATTGACAAATTGAACCTGTATATCATCTATCTGTTTTTTAGTCTGTGGATAATCAGACCATTTAAACGGCTTTCCACTATCGACCGAATAATCAGTACGTGACACAACCTTAGCTGCTTCCAAATTCAAGGTATCATATATCTGCTCCACCAAAGCCACATACTTATTCAGCCTTGTGTTGAGTTCTTGATATTTTTTCTTCTGATTCGGAATCTTAGGCTTTGGCATATTGGTCTGTTTTTAATATATTTATTAGGGTAGGCAGAAAAAGCACAGGGGCAAGACCGAAAAAAATGTTCTATTTTCAAGATTGACTCATTTTTTATTAAACTTATCGCATATATCCCTATTCAAAAACTTGCTCCATTCAAGAAAGGGAAACAGCACATGAAAAACTCACCTTTTAAGTTTTTTTCGTGCCAGTCATAGCTATGCACGCAATCCCGACAATGATATTTTGATTGAAAGATTATCTTTTTTGACATCTGCGAGTTTGTTCCTAATTTTTATCAACTTTCGGATACAAACAATGTTTCACCACGATTTTACCACAGATAGGACAATCTTGTACAACATATTCTACCATAATTACCCTTGAATGTTTTTTCATATTTATTCCGCACTTTCAAATAAACCGTTCATTCTTGATTGCTTTGCTTGTAAATCCATCGCATCTTCTTTCTGTATCTGCTCCAAAGTTGCCTCCGGATTATTAGAGCCAGCCTCTCTAATAGTTTGCAACTGACTCTTGATTGCCTTGCCACCATTCTGTTTTATAAGCCTATCAGTCATTGCATCTTCGTCCATTTGAATAAATGGAGTAATTACATGTTCAACTTCTACATTGTCAATCTCCTTTTCCCATGATGTATTCATGCTTTTCAAGAAAGCCTTGATTACGCTGCATTCACGTTCAAAAGCTTCTATCCAGGCACCACTTTCATCACCTACTTTCAGATGAGCATCAGTAAGTAACGTTTGACGGGCATCAAATCCTATATTGCCAAGCGATTTCATGTTCTCGAATGATATATCCGGCATTTGCGATTGAGACCAGAACATATTGGTCAGAGTGCTTACATGGTATTTCAAAGCTTCGATAGCCTGAGACCATGAAACATAAGACACATCACCATTTTGTTCTACACGGTAAACCCTACGGCTTTCTCCTTTATCCTCTCCTCCTTTTATACCACCGGCTATTTTAAGAATTGGAGCTGAATTATATGCTATTACATCACTATTGCGTGAAAGGGTATATTCTATCTCATTACGCAAATAAGACAAACCATGATAAATGGGAGCCGGACGATAAATATAGACACCGGGAATCTTCAATATAGTTATTGGTTCCGCTTTGATTTGTTCCCATCCTTCACCATTCTGTTTCCACTTGTAATGGAATTTGGAAGTATAGGTCTCAAAAAATAAAATTCCTTTATCTTTGACTTTCTTTGAGTATTCAAATGACATGGCAATCATATCCCCAAGTTCGTCAAGTAACGGATACAACCTCACACCATCCATCGGAGAGTAAGTCTTGCATTTTAATTTGAACCTACTTTGAAAACCATATAAAGAGTTGGGATTTTCAACCGTATACCAAATGGTAAACACCTCGCATGATGCAAAATAGGCGTTGCCGCGTTTAATGTTTTCACTGTCTATACGAGCATACTTGTATATGTTCTCAATTGCTTTCGCTATCTGTTGGCGAGTTTCATTGTCCTCTATATTATGATAGACACGTTTTACCGGAATGGAAAACATGAACTCTGTCATTCGCTTTGTAAGGAGTTTTTCAAGACCTATATAGATACGTGAGGCTTTTTCTGTTGTACCATCAGATTTTGTTTTGTCCTTTCTGGTAATTGTATCAGAAACTATTGCATGTAACGTAGGTTCATAGTCTTTAATAAGCTCATCCCATGAGGGGACACAAACAGATTTTTCTTTCAAGTCATTGATGATGTCATCAATAGGTCGTGAACTGTCTAAAATAGCGGTCGTTTCGTCCATAGGCACGTTCCGTACATCTTCATACGGTGATTAGTTGAACATAATAATATTTCTAGAAAGAAACCGGGTAGTACGTATTGTGCTACCCGGTAACGTGAAGGAGCACGTTAGCATCAAATGCTATGGTGCAAATATAGCAAAAGTGGCTATAAAAATGCCACTTTAAACAAAAAAAACTCACTTTAAATCCAATATTTTATATTATCCGTTTGCGTTTGGTACTATTTTTAGTACCTTTGTATAAACAAATAATTATGGGTACAAAGGAAAAACTAATAGAACGCATTTTGTCATGCCCAAAGGATTTTACCTATGATGAAGCAAAACGCTTATTCGGGATTTTTGGATATAAGGAAAGTAACAAAGGTGCCACATCAGGTTCCCGTGTTGAATTTATAGGGCCGGACGAGGAAGCCCCTTTCATTTTACATAAGCCACATCCCGGAAGCATCTTGAAATCATACGTGATAAAAGGAATAATCGAGCATATAAAGAAAAACAATTTGATTGAGAAATATAAACAATCCAAAACAAAGTAATTATGGGACTCTTAAAATACAAAGGATATTCCGGTTCTGTAGAATACAGCCCGGAAGACAATTGTCTGTTTGGAAAAGTGCAAGGGCTAAGAAAAGCGTCAATACTTTATGAAGGGAGGTCCGTTGATGAGGTCCGTAAAGACTTCGAGGAATCTATAGACTTTTATCTTGAAAACTGTAAAGAAAGGGATATACAGCCTGAAAAGCCTTATAGTGGGAAGTTAAATCTACGTATGTCACCAGACTTGCACTCCCGTATAGCTGCTTTCGCTTCCAGCACTGGAACAACAATTAATGAATTTATCAATAAAGCTATATCTAAAGAACTTGAACACGAAATGGCCTTGTAAATACCGGACATAAAGAGAGGGTATGCGATACCCTCTCTTCTAAATAACTTACCGTAACTTGTATCAATGACTTTGCAGCCATTTATCCCGTTTTTCTCTGCACGCCTCTAAGGTTGGAGCACAACAAGAAAACAGTTCACCGCTTTCAGTACGATAGTCATATTGGTACATTCTCACTCTTTTTCTGCCTAACTTCATTGCGTAGGTAGTGTAATTTTCTTTACCTGGTTGGCATACGCTACAACCTTTTTCGTTTATTGAGTTCATAATCGTATATTAAAAGTAGCACATTATAGTATATTTAGTTTGCAGAAGCTTTAGTACTTTTTCTGTTACATGAATTATATTTTCATTATACCTTCTTACGTTTCTGCCATATCCTTTTATGTCGTTGTTTATCTTCTGACGAAGTACAGTATTTTTAGGCAAACTGATTTCATAGAAACTGCCATCAATTGAAGTTATCAACATATCAGCTCGCTTCTTTTGATAATCCAATTCAGTTTCTTTGTATTCACCTTTAGGGATGAAATTGGGATTAGGTACTAAGTAACCTTCTGCTACCACATTTCCATTTATATCACATACCTTCATAATCATGTGTATTAATTGTTAAGACCAATTGCGTTTCTCAAAAAGCAGCCAGCTTGCTCTACTGACATATTCAGTTTTTTCTGAATCAGAAGAAGCATACAACTTACTTGTTCTTTCGCATCCAAATTACCTTGTACAAACTCTGATATGATAAATTTTTCTATTATTCTTTCTTGGATAAATGTTGCTTTCATTGCTCTTGTCTTTTAATTGTTAGTAATATTGGTTTCTTTTAGTATTGTAAAGATACTCATTATCAACGAATTAGCCAAATATTTACGCAGATAATTCACTCATAATCAAGAGTTTAACTTTTGCTTGTAAAACAGAAATGCACCGACTTTCACAAGCCAGTGCACATAAGAGCAATGAAAACACAAATTAGAAGTGTTTTCGGTTACAAAGGTACTAAAAGAAACACAACTACAAAAAGTCTTTAAGCAACTCTTCTTCACTAATAAAGCTGTAACCTCTAGGATAAAACGTATTCGCTAATGCATCCATCCAGTCAGGAGAACGTTTAATACGTTTTTTGACATCTTCCTTAGGTTCAATAATAATCTTCCCATTACTAAGGAATTTCCACTTGGTTTCAGTAGCTTCTTCCATCAACTGGTCGCACGGCGGCAAAGCTGCACCAAAACCATTTTTAGGATTGAGCCAATCACGTAAAGCCCAATACAGATATGCACGCATGTTGGCAAATTCGTACTCTCCGGTAATATCATGCAATCCATCTGCCCCTTCCGAGTATTTGCATGAAAAAGCATTTGTAAATTCTTCTTCCAACAAACGGGAATAGACACCTGCACCCTCCCCTATCGTATCAATAAACGCTTTTGCTCCTTTCTTCTTCAAATAAGGTATTGTCATACCAACCACATGCATATGGTCTGCACGTCCGGCAGATTGATGCACCTCAAACTGTGGTACATAGTTGCCATATCGGGGACAAAGCACGCTATTATCACGTCCCATACCGGCAACGTCAACTCCTAATTTACAAGATTTGGCTGGAGTAAAACCACTTGTCTGCAATTCTTGCCAATTCCTATTTGCAATCTCTATCCATTCGTAAGGTATAAGTACATCCTCGGAAACTTTAGGGAACATGCCTCTGACCTTTACACGGAAAAGGTCATTAGGACGGTACAGTTTTCCTTCCCACATAAAATCTCCCTCGCCTTCATTGAAATCCGCTTTTTGTAACGGAGAACACCAGTTTAAAACCTTGTCCTTTACCCATTCATAATTCACCTGTCCAGGAATAATATCTTTTCTTGATACAACATTTTCTGCATTTAGAGAATCAAGACGAAACTTTGCAAAACGTTCCGACTTCATCGCACGTGCAGCATAACCAGTAGTAACATTCGGGTTAAACACAATAAGAAAGCGAGAATTACCTTGTAAGTTTCCTTCAATGGCATTATATGTCGCTTCTGATATACCGGAAGCTTCAGTAACAACAAACATTGTGTTCACTGCATGGAAACCAGACCATGCTTCTGTATTGTCGTCACCAGCTTTAAACCCTGTTAGGAACCATTCTTCATAATCAGTCTTTATACCGGAAGACAACAATCTGCCCGGAAGAAAGCCCGCATTTCTGTATAAGCGCGATATTTCCGGAATCATGATATTCTGCACTTGACGGGCCGTCGGTGCCGTCATGGCTATTTTTGTGTTTTTTGTCAACTTTCCATCTTTCCAACGCGGGGTAAGATACATGAAGCACAAAGATGCACAAGCGGCTACAAAGTCCTTGCCACGGGCTGTACCTGATGCAACGGCTGTCATCGGGTTATATTGAACAGAAGAAATTATATCCTGCTGTTCTTTATCCAAACGTGCCTTAAGGGCATCACGGACGAACCTATTCCAGTCCTCAGTCCATGATTTGATTTTCCGCAAAGCTTTTCCATCTGATATTGTCATTCTTCGTCGTCCGGCAATTCTTGCATCAATTTCTCAAACGGATTCACATTCACATCCTGCTCCACCTTTTCAATATAACCTCTATGTTTCATTTTGGTCTTGCTCAGCCAAATAAGCATAGTATTATCTTGCTCCGTCAAGGCTTTGGCGAACATCGTAGTTTCCAATTTATCGTAAAAACTTTCCTCAACATCCTTCCATTTCTCTGCAAAATCCGGGTCATTTGCTTTCCACTTATAAGCAAGAGTTCTGGATATATTCGCAGCTTCACATGCAGATGTTACATTAAGCATTCTTGTGTCCAACGCTTTAAGAAACAACTGTTTTTTCTGTCTGGTATTAAGCCTATACTTCTGTGCCATCTTTATTGCCCTCCAATACATTGTTTACGATTTCCAACATCTTACAGATACTCAAAGCCTGAGCCTTGATTTTATACTTTGTCTGAACTTTAGCCGACACCTCATTCAATCGGTGCATTGTATCCATATCCACCAAAGTTAGATTACCAAGTTCTTTTTCCGAATAGCAATCCAACGTTTCCATCAACTTATCAAATGTAGTTTTCTGCGTATCAACAAACATGAGAGTTACCGGAACGATTTCGTTATTCGGCATTTCAACCGTATAGTTGATGTCCTTCACGCTTTCCAGAACTTCATTGCTGATATGCGCATATTCTTTTAGAGCGACATCCGTTATCTCGTCCAATAGCTGTTTCAATACTTCCGCATCGTCCTGCCCAACTATACTGTTATGTGACAATTGTGTTGCCAGCAACCAATCGTTTGTAGTCTCTTCTTCATCTATGTACATAACATGGATGGATGTAAGACCGGCCATCTTTGCCGCTTGTGTTCGGTGATTACCACTTACTACCGTATAAGAACCATCCGAATGCTTTACACAAAACGGTACAGACGATAATTGACCGTCCCTACGAATGTTATTCACTAAGGCATTAAACGTGTCCTGCTGCATAAAATGAGCATTTTTCTTGACCAGCTTAATGTCAGATAATTGCACTTCCGCTATCTTGAATTTTCCCATTTATTATCCCTTTCTCGGCTCATCACCGTATTTTTTCACAAAAGCTTTTAAAATATCGTCCAATTTTCCACGAATACCTGCATCCTGTATGTAATGGAGTTTACCAACACAGCGTTCATGCAGTTTGAACACTCCCCGATACTTCATACTTACCGGTTTATCGGTAAATACAGAAGTGGCAATCACTCCACATTCATGTTTATATCTTATATCCAATTCATATTTGAACTCTGACGAAAGTACACCCATTATTAGCAATCTACTCAATTTTGGTAATGGATGGTCTATCACAAAATCCGACTTCATCCAAACTGCATCCATGCCGTATTTACTTACCTTCAAGAAATCAAACATACAAGCTCCGAACACATAATCATCCAGAAACCATAAATAACAGAACGGTGCAGAACCTAGAATAATACCCTTTTTCAAGTAAATCATACGCAGATAATCAATCTCTGCCATAGAAGCACGTACAAACCGGAGCTTGCTTTTATCTGTAAGCATATAATCATCCGGCAACCGTTTATATTTTAGAGGAATGATAGTCCGTTTACTAAAACTGCTGTCTCCACTTTCTACCACATTAGACCAAATATATGTGCGTTGGTCTTTGAATACCTCTCTTCTACCCATAAATCCATGCTGTGAGAGAGCCATGTAATTAACTTGTTCTTCATCTATTTCTGCATATTTCGTTTTAGTTCGTTCTTGCCATCCGAAATCATCCAGCAAGAAACGCTGTAATGCGTTGCTTGTGGCTTTCATGCCGGAATGAAATTCATTCTGATAGATTAGTATATCATTCTCTTTACAATTAAGAATAGCATCTGATATATCAGCACAATAGGATACTTCAATAGACTTGCTTTTAAGGCTATCCACAAGTTTTTGATAACGTTCCGCATACTTCTTATGATAATACTCCAACTTAGACATGAAATCGTCATAAAGAGACTTATGGTAAATATCCTGCGAGTTTTTGTGCTTCTTAATCGCGTTGAAAAGATGGATGGTGGCTATGATTTCAGCCGGGATTTCAGATTTGATGTTCAGAAAATCATATTCATCATTAAAGTGCAGTTCTTTTATCTCACCCCTGATTGCCTTGTACATCATGTAGATAAAATACTCTTTGGTGTAAACTTTAATTTCCCTATTGGTAAGGACTTGCTCTATATCCATATAATATGAGTTTACCACATGAGCAACATCAAACTTGGCCGCTTCTTTCTTGATGAAGGAAAGCATTCGGTTTGACTTCTTGAACATGGAACCTACTATAGTGACATTATCCGAGTGCTCTGCCGCCCAAAGTAGCGGTTTATGCCTTTGGGGAACTTTAGAATAGTCAATATGAAACACCTCAAGACACCTATCAACTGTAGTAAGTTGCTTATACTCTTCCATATCTTCATGTAAGTAGGCATACTCTACAAATGAATACATGAACTTGATTGTTTCCAGCACCTTGTCGAAGTTCCAAGAGCTATTGAAGATGCGAAACTCTGCCGTTCCAATCTTCTCAATGGAACATAAATTAAGCCAATACCGGATATGCCCTCTGTCTGAACCATTGTTAAAGACCTTCAGCAAGTTATCGATATTATCGGCTTCCAGTACACGCTTTACCACATCCCAAGGTGGGCTAGGCACAAGGTATTTCGTTTCCCACCATTCCGCGATGTCAAATATCCGCTTGATAGGATATGCAGTATAATAAGAGAGGACAAACATACGCTTAATAACATCCAAATCCATATCCCTAATGTACAGATGTGCATCAAAGCCTTCATTCCACATAAGATAGCTCCCTGCATCTTTCATGGTCTGAATGAAGTCCTTCAATTCCTGCAAATCTTCCATACAATAATGATATGGTCGAGTGTTTATCTCACCGCCAAACTGACCGTGATGTGTAACAGCCGAACCATCCGAATTATTCATCATGGTCAACTTGTTGTCCGTCCACTTGTAACCGGATGGAAGTGGGATACGCTGTTTTTCACCATCGGCAAACTCCAATTCCATGCCAAATGTACGATTGGCAATATAGTCAATCCAAGGTTTATCTATATTCATGTTCTGCATATCTCAACTTGACTAATGATTTATAATTGGGAACAAACGTAACAACATCACCAATGCAATAATCTGAAGCTCTGCCACAACACTTCATCATAGTGTATTCGCTGGAGCAATCCGAATAGACCAATTCCCTATTTGCACATGAGCAATCCTGCATATCAGCCATAGAATAGCCGCAATCAAGAAGTATTTGGTTGCGGTCCGGAAAAACCCCTATAACTTTAGTACTTAATTCAATGCCATTCCTCCCTAATTTGTATTCATCTTCATTATACGGAATTGTGCCAAACAACATATACTCTCCTATACGTACATCGCTAATGAAATCCGGAAGTCTTTCGTTTTGTCCCAGCCAAAAGCTACCACCCAAACTAATTGATTCTGTACTTGTTTTCAGTGTATTCCATATATCATACAATCGTCGTAGTGACGGTCTATTTTCATTCAAGCAACCAGAAGTAATCATTCCATAGGCATGAGAATTGTCATCACATGCACGAACCATTCTGGCTATCTGTTTTGCTTCATATAGGCTTACACCTTCCCTATTATCAAAACCATCGATAGGGATGTAGATATTATTAATACATCTATTCACAACACAATCCATTGCATCATACGTAGTAACGGCAACTGCCCCATTCTGGTGTCTGGCTGCCTTACCGATAGAATAGCATATACTGTCTTTTAAATGGAGACCAAAAATCTTATTGTTTATTTTATCCGCGATATGTCCATAAATATCCTCGTAGAAATCTTTGAACATTAACGAAATAGGAGCATTAACAAGTGTTTGCGCCTTTTCGATATTCTCAATTATATTCTTGGTATAAACTATAACTTTCATAGCTCCCACTTTAAAATTAAACGTTCAATCCCTTTGTACTTAGTGTCTCGCTTAAATTGAAATCCAGCATTAGTAAAACTCCTGATGCTTGCTTCATTCTTTGGAGAAGTCATAGCAAATATTTCATGTGCGCCATTAGCAACTAACCTCGCTATATTCGCATTAATAAGTACATATTGAAATCCGTTTCCCCTATAATCAGTATGAACAAAGCATTTATCTATGTAGGCAGTACCATATTCAGTGAAGTATGCAAGCGAATAAGCGACCAGCTTGTCATTTACCAGTAATCCGAAACTACAATCAGATTGCAAGCACCTTACTATATCTTCCGGTTCCGATGCAAAGCACATATCCGGACTGGAAATAAGAGCTTGCTCCATTTTTTCAATATCGGATATATCATACATGGACAAAGATTTGACCTGCATTTTATATTCTATACTTCCTTTATGCGTTGGGAATAATGGTTCGTAACGGTCAATCCATGCTTTAGAAAGGAATACATCTATATCAACTTTAGGCGACAACACTTTTTTATAATTGTCGAAAATATCTAATACAAATTCCTTATGCTTTGTAAGTTGTTCATTCTTCAACGGACATTTACCACTACGAAAAACAAAGCCTTTCTTTACCGACTTTACCCACAAAGGATAAGTTCTACACATAATAGGCTTGTAACCATTATCACATGATTTGCAGTCTCTAGCGATACATTTTACCTTTTTACCGCCAAAGTAATCATCATCTATAATATGTAAATGGGAAATTTCTTTTTCATACCCGTCAAGTTCATGGGGGAGAATTACAATATGTCCGTCCGACCCGAACGAACAACACTTCCAACCGCAGCCGGAGTTTTCACATGCTTTTATTAGTCCTTTATCGTCCATATATTGAGGTTGTATATAACTTCATATACATTTTGCGTTAAATGCCTGCCGAGCGTATTCCCGACAGGCTTAACACAAAATTCAATCATTCTGCAAGCTACTTGCAAGAACACTTATGCAATCTATTCGGCTTCTTTACAGTCGTGTCAGATGGCAATTTCCATCACCCCGTAAACTGCACAAGCTTTTATGTTCTTGCTTTTGCTTATCGCTACTATAAGGGTTGAGGAATAAGTAGGAGTCGAACCTACACAAGTATCGTCTGCTTTCTCGTTTTCGTCCGTAGATTGGTTATCCTACGATATTTAAACTACTCAACCTGGTACTTACAGCTACGGTCTTGATGACATCCATTCCTATGTACACTTGGAACTTCCGTTCATTAGTCTTAGCACCCTATGACCATTTTATCCCTTATTGGTGGTAGCAGGACTCGAACCTTGTCGCCTACTTAACACAACCTAAATCAACGAGCCGAGTTTAACAGCATTCGAGCGGAAACAAGGAATCGAACCCCACTCTTTGGCTGGAATGCCAACGCTCTACCAATGAGCTATTTCCGCAAATGCTTGTCTATCCCAAGCTGCCAATGGTTTCCGTTTTCAATTGACGTGTGTATCCATAACCATAAAAAGCCTCACACATATCTTTAGAACAAACTTGCTTGTTCATACTTAGGTTCTTTTCTCTCAACCACCCCGAACTCTTTGATTTCGATTTCGGTCTTTTCTGTCAGCCACTTTGCCAAAATATGGCGATGGCAAAAATCGCCCGGCTTTTCATAGCAGCAAAGAGCTACATCTTGACCGTTACTAAATCGTTGGATGGTTTGAATCAATTCCTGCGGATTGACTTTTGAAAGGACATCGTTTAGATACATGTTCGTGTATTCTTCATAAGTCCATTTATCATCCAACATATATCTTCTTGGCGCCACCTCTATTATTTGAGGAGCATTGTAATATTTTGGTTTACCCAAGGCAACACATATCATTTTGATGTTAGATGCTTCTAGCTTTCTATGATTTCCGAAATAACTTGTGTAAATTTTCATTGCTCTTTTTTTTATTTTTATGGTGTAAAGATACAAAATATGACATAAAAAGCGCCACTTTTAGTCATAAATTTATCTAATTTGATGATTTTATTGTCTCAACCTTGTAACATTTCATCATGTGGTCTGTTTCACGTCCCATATTGAAGGTATTACCGAGATAGTATTTATGGGCTTCTTGCTCTGATAGGTTGATAGGAGTAACGAACCAGTCTTCACTACCTTGTTCGTCTTTCAAATACACTTTTACTATTGTTATCATCGCTCTATATTTTATCCGTTATACGCTGCTGTTATTTCTTCTGCATGAAGTTCTTTTCTTAACTCACCGTTCTTGTATATTCTTACAGATACGATTCTAACCGTATCGGACAGGAAACGTCCACAGTCTTTTGTCACCTTTTGCTCCAACTTAAAAGCTTTCGCTAGATTTTTGGTACGCTTTCTTATGGTGCTCTTGAATCCAAAAACAAAATCTTCGGTATCAATCTCGAACTGGTAGGTATTAGAGTGTAATGCCTGGTTAAGTTCGGATGTCATTTGTTTTATATTGCTCATATTATGCTGATTTAAGTGATTCAAGAACTCTCATGTTTTCACTATCCTTACTTACAATGAAACGATAAACCCAACCTCCTTGCGACAATTCATTTTTAAATTTTAAGCCCAAAGAATGAAGTTTATTAGAAACCATTTCAATGTCCTTACTTCGATTGAACAAAGAAGCAACGCCTATACCATAAGATGCAGGATATATGCTAATACTATTTTTATCTGCTATCTTTTGAAGATATTCGTACAAACTTTTATATCTATTCTCTTTACTGATTTTATCAAGCACCCATTCAACAGTGACTTCTTTTTCCTTTGGAGTTTTAAACGACTTGCAGGACCAGTCATCCGAGTGACTTTTTGTTCCTATACCTATGTGGGTAGCACTCTTATAATCGTTCATATCGACAAAACCGTATCTATCATCTGCCCAAACATTGTAACCAAGTTCATTTAATTTGCTAATTGTTTCTTGTGTAATCTTCATTGCTCTTATTGATTAATTTGTTACTTTTGATATGTAAAGATACGAATAATATATTGATTACCAGCAAGTTAAGGCAGAAATATGCGTAACTTAAACTTTGTTTAACTTTTTGCATTTCAGCAACTTACAGTCAAGCATTTGGGCAAAAATGCCAGTTGCAAACACCGTTTCACGACCTTTATCATCCTTGCAGCAAATATACACGTCCGCATCCTCACAAGACATGTAGAACTCATATAGATTGTCGTATGGGTGGATGACATCACGAAACATTTGCGATGCCGTTTTAGATTTATGATAACCTCCCCTGGCCATATTTCTCAAATAACAATGATTTACTTTTCTCAATCTCTTTGTCGGTATCAATTCCAAGTTGACGATAGAACGAGGAATTTCCGGAAAGACTTTCACTTGCTATTTTCAAGGTTCTTTGCTCTTCTTTGGTAAACCCCATGCGGAAAGTGGAGAAAATAGCCAGTGCGGCTTTAAAATCACCGCACTGGAGTAGTGAAATTGCTTTATTGGTTTTGGTCTCCATTACACACTTCAAATGAATAAAAATCCTCATCGCATTCATAACACTGCCAAACATATTCAGGATTGTCACTTGGAACAAGCCTTTTGCCACATTTGGGGCAAACAGGAAGCAAGTCTTTGATGAATCCTACTTCGATGCCAATCTGCTCTCCGCTGAATGTGGCACGTTGCACTTGTAAATCGGTTTCAACCATTGTTTCGCTGTCATCATTGTGGAGTATATACAATTCGGCTGTCTTTGATTTCCACATTTCCATTGCGTCGTCACTTGGTACAACAAGCCATATAAAACCATCTTTAGTTACTTTCGTTTTCATGCTGTATAATTTATGATTTGACTACTAAAACTACATATAATATCATCGTATTCATTGACTGACACCGATTCATCTATCTCTTCAAAGTCCTTATGCAATTCCTCAGAAAGATTAGTTATAATATCAACATAAATTTCCTTTGCTTTATCACGAACAGCTTCATCGTAGTCATCTTCGTTCATCCATTCTTTTTGGTAAACGAAACATGGTTTGAAGCGTTTTTTGAGTTCGTCTATCAAATGAAAATTCAAGAGTATTTCAACCTCTGCTTTTTCAATGGAGGATTGGAAACTTATTCCGTCATACTCAATGCCGTGTTTGCGTTGGTAGCTACTTAGTCCATCATGTCCATACTCTATTGCGTTGAATATATCTCCTATTTGGTAATCCTTGTCTCCTCTTATCTTTACGGTATTGATGTACTTTGAACCTTGCACATCGAAATACTCAACAATCCAGCCCGAATTACCTATAAGTCTATTTTCTAATATCAACTGTACCATATTCAAAAATTTTCATTGATTTTCTTTTCGGTTTGTTTAACGAATCGTTCAATCATATCCTCCAGCTCTTTTCTCAAATCATTCTTATCAAGATACGAGCAGAAAACTTTTGCATTATCTAATGATTGCAGGATATTCCTTACGGCATATTCCTGTTTGTCAGTAAGACTTAATAGTGATATATTCATAGTTCGTCTCCCCATAACTTTAATGCAAGTTCATAATTCTTCTGTGCCTCATTTACGGCTTTCTTGGCATAAGTGAGAGTGTACGCATGTTCACGTGGGTATTTGCCAGACTTTACGCCCTCATGGTATTCTTTAGCTTGTTCCAGTTTATGTTCGTAGAAGTAGATACTTTCAGGCATTGAAAGATTGATAGTTTCAGCGCGTTTTTCCCAATACTTGGCTACTCTTTCATGTTCGGCAGCTTTGTCGCTAAACTCAACACTTTTGCCCATATTGTTCCAAGCGTCATCTATTGCCTTTCTATGCCTTCTTTCACTATGATGTCCGACTTTAATAGGTTCTCCCAATGATAGGAAGTCTCTATCTTTATTCGATTTCTCGTAATACTTATAACTCTTTTGTTCTGCCGAAGCCGCCCACTCCCTGCGTCTTTCCGCTCTTTGCTTCGCCCACTCTTGAACATTAAAGCCGTCAGCCCTTACTATAGAGTAATAGTAAAAACCGTCTTTCTCGAAAATCAGATTGAAAACTATGCAAGCATTTTCTTTACCATACTTGGTGGTAACATCAATTGTTTCACCTTTTTCATGCTTTTCATCGCACTTTGCCAGAAATACGTTTGGCGCAAATTTGTAATATGTGTTCATTGCTCTTATGTGTTATGCAGGGCTTTCGCCCTGCTGATTAAACTTATGCTAATTCAATTGCTCTTGCAGGTACGTCAATCATAGTCCATATTTTACCTTCTTTTAAATAATCTACTGAATACTCAGTTTCAAAAGTGCAAACATTCATATCAACACTTGAAATAGTACCTTTTACCTTACCACTTTTAGTGGTTACAACTACCGATTGACCTTTATTGTATTTTGCTGTATTCATAATCATACATCTTTTAATTGTTAGTAATATTGGTTTCTTTTAGTATTGTAAAGATACTCATTATCAACGAATTAGCCAAATATTTACGCAGATAATTCGCTCATAATCAAGAGTTTAACTTTTGCTTACTTTGTGATAAATACCTACAATTATACAACGACAATCTATTTTTCCATACCAACCTTTTTCATCCATTTTCGGCGGTATCCCTTATTACATTTTTCTGCCGGCACGTAAATCACCGTGCTTCTGTCTATACGTAATGGATGTAGCCTTCTTTCCACTTCCTTGTGCTGCTCGACAAGACTTTCAGCGTCCCCGTTGGCCGTTGTGTCAATCTTCTTGTATTTGTCATCAATAGGGGCGTGCAGCTTTTTCAGTCTGTCTACTTTTCTCATTACAATTCAATTTAGTAAAACAAAAAACCGAACGGTTAGGCTCGGGCATGAAAAAGGCGGTAAGCTTGTAGAAGCACCGCCCGTTTTTTTTCTTGATATTCCTTTCTTTGCTTGATAAAATATCAATCAACCTCCTTTGATAAATTCTTTCAACTCCTTTATCACATCTTCAATGTTGCTTATTTGTGGTTGCGACACCAAGAGATTCAGTTTATAGCGCAAATCTTGTACTCTGTTTGTTGAAATGGAGTTAAGAATGTAGGTCAGCACCAACAAACCACCGGTCAAATTATGCAGTCTGTTTCCTTCTAGTTCTGCTATCGGTCCTTTGCGAATTCGTTTTTGCAATTTCAAATCGTAAATGTTATGACCATGCGCACAAAGATTGCGTATCACTCGCAATGCTCCCATGTAGCTTTCAAATACCTCTACATTCTTTATATTGTAATGCAAGGCTATCGTTTCTTTCAATGTTGGGTCTTTTAGGCTGGAATACAGATAGAGAACATCGCCAAATGTCATATACTCTAAGGTTTTCCAGGCCGGTGCATATATGTCGTTAATATATTTGGCATGGTGATGCTTGATTGCATCATTCTTTCTTATTGTCTTGTAGCTTCCGGGCAAATAGTCCACAAATTCGCTGTTTACAATACGTGAGTCGGCAAACCACGTTGGGTCATTCTTGTAACGGTTGGAAACCGTATAAGTAAGAAATGTTCGAAAGTTTACCTCTATTCGATACAAATAAGGGGCAATGATGTTTCTTAGGTCGTGGTCGAAATAATAGAGTGTAATCACATTATCAAAAGAGACGTTTTCTTTAAACTTGTGGTTGCGGTTGTTTTTTGCCGGGTATGTTTTTTCGTATGGGAACCAATAAAAGCCCAATCGATAATAACCTATATCAAGCAAGATTTCCTTTGCTTTTTTTTCATTGGGAAACTCCATACCTCTACTATGGAGCAATTCTATCTGTTTTTCTATCGTTGTTGCGGTTTTCATTTATTGCCTTTTAATGAAAAAGGGATGCCGCAGAAGGCATCCCTAAATGTTCCTTATTATAGTGCAAGGAGTACAGCTTGTGCATTCCGGCACTTTTCACAGTGCAAATATAGAATGATTTTCTTATTATTCAAAGTTTCCCATAAAATTAAATAAGTTATTTAACTTCTAACCATCACTATTTGCAAATACTAAATTTTGTACTTCCTCCTCCCAGACATCTCCTTCATTCCCTTCGAAGTCAAGATATACCGTATCTTTAGGGCTTGTATTATTGAAACTGGAAAGCAGTCCTACTACCTGCATAGGTATGGAAAGTCTTTCTCCTTGTGGTGACGGAAGTTTTATTTGCACCCAGCCACCGATTTTCAAGTCTTTTATATCCATCATCTTATTATACTAAACTTGTGATACCATTTGTCCGCGTGGCTAAACCATCCAAGCATGAACGGTTTGCCGAAGAGGGTTACTTTGTATAGCCTACTCATAATTCTATATGCAAATGATAAGTATTAATAATGGCAAACAAATAAATAGCCACAGTGATGATACTATCTATACACACAGCCCAACTGCCGAGGCGTTGAAATCTCGACAAAGACAAAGCCATTACCGCCAGGAATAAAACCCACTGGCTTGTCATTAGTCCAGCCATTAATGTTATCCATCCGAAAATGTCAAAAATACTCATTAGAAGAAGCATAGGGTGCTCTTTTAAATATTCCTTTACCTTTTCCTTGGGAAGATGTCTATATTCGCATGTGCGGGAATATACTTTCTTACAGTTTAAGGCTTTCATAATTTCATATAAAGCCAAAAATCCTACAAATAAAAAGAATAGATGTTTCATTACTTACCTTATTTTAATTGCTTGATACTCATGAATAGTTGACTTTTTGTTCCGGATTCTGGCTATGCTTACTAAAACGTCCCTGCCAGCATTCAAGAGGAACACGTTGCATGAATGTATAGCGCATACCCAAATCATCCCATTCCTCGCAATACTTCTCCAATATATCCGACATCTCGTCAAGCATACGGACATAGGATTTGTTGGCTTCAAGACCTCGCTCTATAATCGGGATTGCCTTCTTCCATTCTTCATCCGTAAGCAGATTGAGGGACAAGGAAACACGGACAGCGGCTATAATTTCATCTGTAGTCCAAAAGTCGTTACCGTCCTTGACGAAATGATTTATTACTTCGTAGTCAAAGTCTTTTTTCAGCCTGCTCTTGAATGCCGCAATGTTATGCTCTCTGAAGCCAGAACTGTATGTTGTATAGATAAGCCTTCGTTCGTAATATTCTGTTTCCGGGTAGTCTTCAAGCCTTTTCCCTAATAATATTATCTCCATTGTATTTACCATTCCGTCTTTAACTAATATCTCTCCATCATCCCCATATTCATAGCAATCCGGGCAATAGTGCTTGTCATCCGCTGGGTCGTAATACCATCCGCTTTCATTGGCTACTTCGGCAACGGTTTTCATATCCTCATGCCACATCTCTTCATTGGCTAAATCCCCACATACATCACACTGGATGTTATGGAAATATTTCTTTACTCTCATGGCTATTTCTTATATTAAATTGGAGTTATCGTAAATATTACCTGCAATCTCTTCTTTTACATTAAAGTGGCAAAATGGAATTAATTCGCCATTCACCTCTCCGATATACCCAAAACATCCATCCTTTATTCCGACCTCGTTGTATATCATGCAACCATCGTCTTCACCCATAAGCAATATGTCGCCTTCATAGATTTCTTTCCCGTCCTTATCGCACAAGCCGGTGAACTGCCCCAACGTCTCTATCTGTATGGGGATATCATTGGCTCCGTCTGTTATCACGTCCAAAAGATTGCCGCTCCATAATTCTTTCGTATAATAACCATACACCCATTCTCCTTTGAAAAAATCGTCATTGATGGCTTTTGCTCTGAATTTTATTTCACGCTTCATAATCACTCTATTTTATTCATGGTTATTCCTTTTCAACAACTCAATGTTTCTTTATGTAATCAACTAATTGAGGACCTAAGTCATGAAATCGACAAAGCCCACCAAACACAAGGCTTGCACTCATTCCGCTGTGACCTTGGTCTATGAACATTTGTAAGCAGTTCTTAAAACGCTCTTCTTTAGGCTTGTCTGTATTGAGTTCGGATATAAGTTTCAACCAGCAATCGAGTTCAAACCCTTTATAGAGGTCGTTCAATCGTATAGGAACAATCTTATCCCAATATTCAAGATGTTTATCCGGAATAATGCCACGTGCTTTAGCCATATATTCTTTTATCAATTGCGGAATCTTAGCCTTGAACTCGGCTTCCCTTCGCAGGTATTCGTTATGTTCATCCTGCAAATCCTTGTCGAACTCAGCCTTCGTCTTTCTCGTGACCTTCAAATACATTTCATCAAGTGTTTCACTTGAATACAGTTCTTTATCATTAAATTTGCAGAAACAATCTTCACTAGTTTTCTGCTTGTATTTTTTCAACTGTTCGTATGCGTAGTCAATGTTTACACCTGGATACATTTCTATTTCTTTCATAAATTCACAGTTTCCTATTCTTTAATTTGTTATACTCATCCTCAATACATTTATTGATTTTAGCGGCTTCCTCGTACCGTTCCTCTTCAATCAACTTACTTTTCAGCCATTGAAGCTGATTCATATAAATAACATCATCACGGTCTGAAACCCTACGGGTATATTCCCTTATCTCATTCAGCTTGTCCTCCATGCGTCTATGCCATCTGCTTACCATGATTAGGATAAATCCTAATGCAATGGCATTGAATAAAGAGATGGATATTTTAATTATCAGTTCTACAGTTTCCATAATCATATAAGTTTTAACGCTTCTTGTATTCCGGCTTCCAGTGCTTCCTCGTAGGTATTGTAATGAATAGAAGGTCTGTTTGCCAGACCGACTAAAACATGGTTCGATACAGACATTATCTCGTAGTACCAAAACAGCTTATGTGAATAGCATATTCCAATATGCAGGTCCTTGGTTTCACGAAGCCACTTTTGGACGATGGACTGAGTAGGAAATTCTATATCAGTAAACATACCTTTCTCTTTCAGCAGCTTTGCCGTTTCTAATGTTACAAATTCTTCTGTCATAGCTGTTTCTCCTCTTTTCTTGTTTTGATTTATAACTCTTTAAATTCCTGCTCCAGTCGGCATTTTTTTACATAAAGTCCATCAATAATGTACTGGGTACAATATTTAGGAAGGGGGATGGCAATAATGTCACGAGTACCCCTATCGGCATCGCGATACACACAGCATTCCCTGCTGCTTTTCAGGATTGAATCAAGCAGGGAATCACACTTTTCAATCTCTTCCTTAAGGACTTTGGCCCTTTCAAACGATTCATTTTTCATAATACTTAAAAATAATAATGAGACGTACACAGAGGAGGGAAATTAATGGTTGCCGCATAACCATTAATTTCTTGCCAGAAATGCTCCTCCTCTATTTTTGCCCATGAGGACCATAACAAACCGTCAATATCCTTGCGCACATAGAAAGGCGGTCCATAAGGGTCACATACAGCCAATATCTGCATATGGCTGTTTTCATTGTAGGACACAACTTTCATCTTGGAGGAATCGAACAAATCCCCCTCTATTTTCTTTCCCGGACTGATGTTGTACGAGTAGCTGAAGTCCTTATGTACATTCAAGGTCTTCCACGGGTATTCCGGGAAATCTATTATTCTCAAGTCCATTCTCACTCCTCTGTTTTCAGTTCAATCTTTTCTGCCCGTCCCCACCAGGAGCGTTTGTTGTGCTCTTTAATCAAGTTTTCCAGCAGGTAGCGCTTATATCCTTCATCAGAAGCTTTTCTACGTTCCGTAAGAATCTCTTCTTGTAGGGACTTTACTTCTTCGACAAGCTTCTTGACATAATCATCTTTTAATGGATATATAGTTCTTTCTGCTTTAAAAACACCGTAACACCCTCGTTCCTCATTAAATTCGGCAAGTGTATTCCCGTCACCCAACGCTACGACAAGCTTGGTAAGGCTTTCCGCGCTTATTTCATAGCGCTCTTTTACACTGAAGGAATCAGGCAGTTTCCCGTTCTTGATTTCTATTCCGTCCACGTTGAATATAAGGTCTTTGCCGTCAAAGACCACCTCTTTCTTGTTCTGTTCCATGATACTAATCTTTATTTATAACGTCATTGATGTTCCACTCTATTTGAGGGACTTGAATCTTTTGGGAGAATAGTTCAATCAGTTCATTTACGGTAGCCTTGTGAATAGTATTGGCATCCACTTCAATATCATTGTAAGCCCAATAAGTAGAGAACTTGATTTCCGGACACTGAATCCATTTATCTCCATCCGTAAACCATTGGTTCTTGTCTATATCGTCCCTCAATGCAGCAATGGCGAGAAACAAAGATTCGTTGGTTCCGCAATCAATAGAAATATCTATATCTGGGTTATTTTGCAAATCCCATTCAGGGGTTGCAACATATCTCCATTCCTTTGTTTCCTTAATTCGGAATGTTGCAAGACATTTACCCATCCATTTTCCATTATTAAGTTTATATCCCAAAATTTCCAGCTTCTTCCGAAGCTCCGGTGTATTTTTGCGTATAAAGCACGGTGTTGTAAATCCCATATTTATTCTCCTTTCAGTCTTTTAAAAAATTTCATCGGAGACACTAAGGAACCCGACGAAATGTCTTTGAAAAATTCACTATCATCATTCACACCCAATGCAAGACAATACTCCTGCGGATTAACTTTTGCCAATTCACGGAGCTTCTTTTCCCTATCTACACCTGCATAAAGAATACCCGTATACTCCAATGAAATAGAGCCGTGCATATCTTTCAAATCTGATAGCTTTAATATTTCTCCTCTTGACATTATTCAATCTCCTTTCAGTTCATTAATTAAAGCATCAGCACAAGCAATAGCAAATCGGGCAATGCCTTTAGGTACTGTATGTTTCTCTCCCTTCTTGTAATCCGCTTCCGAACAAGCGTAGCGAACTTCTTCCTCGTCGCTTAATATTCCCTGCATTGCAGCTTTCGCCAATTCATAACGCCTCTGTTCCCAATCAATTACTAAATTCCCAACATTCAAAAAGTCAAGTTCGCATTCTCTGAAAACCTTATTATCACATACATATAGGTTATCTCCGTTATATAGCGCATTGATATTTATTCTCGGAGTTACATCTATTAAAACTCCGGTTTCTTTTACTCTTGCTTTCATACTTTATTGTATTTTTCGTCACATTCTTCACAATGTAGTTTATAGGCGTATGCCAATGCTTTTAGGGTAATGGGTTCAATGGTGAAATCGTACTGATTATCTCCATATACGATAGATACAGCTAAATCCCTATCTACAAAATTAATGTATGCTATTGCATCATTATCTCCTCTTATTTGAATCGTTTGGGTTTCCATATCAATCTCCTCTCTCTTTAATAACCATATCTCTAATACTACGTTGACCGAAAAAAGGATAAGTGATTGTTCCACCATAGAACTCAATGGTGTCGCCATCAATGGTTATTGCAGTGCCACTCTTCACATGATAAGATTTACTATCACAAGATGATAGTATCAGCATTAAACTGGCAAATAAAAGTATCTTCTTCATATTTCAGTCTCCTTTCTCTTTCATTCGTTGTAACACATCTTTGTTGGCTTCTAATATTTCATCGAAAGAGGGGATAGGTTTCCAATGAGTAACATATCCAGTCTTGATGTAGGGGGATATCCATTTATTCACTTTTCGCATTGCCATTTCATCAATACTACCATCAACATATTTCACTTGACACATGCCTTTTGCCTGTTCGTTAGGTATTGCATCCTCTACGCTTATCCACGGTGATTGCTTCGACTGCCATTCGGCACCAGAAATAAAGTCAACAATGCAGTATGGTTCACAATGAAGCTGCCTGTTTCTGCAATCATTGGAATATTTTTTTGCCGCTTCTTCTACTGTCTGTTTCATAATCATCTGGTTATAGTAGTTCTTTTATTAAATAAAACCATAAGTATCAAGGCAAAGGCAACTTTCAATAACCGTTTTTTACCAACAATTACAATGTTGTCTTTGGTTATTCCACTATCAGTTGTTATGCTGTACCATTTCCTATATGGTGGTAAGCACCTATAAATATGAATTTTAGAAAATATATATTTCATAATCATTAAGTAAATGGTTCATCACTAAGATTAATTACTCCCTTGTCTGTAAACTCGTAGCCAATATATGTAGCAAAACTTCCATTTAAAACATACCAGTCTGTTTGGTTATCATCATCACTGTGTGCGAAAAGTAGGTCATTTGTTACATTTTTATCTCTCTTTAAGCCCACGAAATAGTTGTTATTGTAGAAACTAATTTCGGGGATATGCTTGAATGTGCTTGTATCTATACCATCGTAGATACCGTATTTCTTTTTAAATTTCTCGTCCATAATTATTCAATTCTATAAGTTTCTAACATACATTGTTCACATTGATGAAAAAAATCATTTTCTTTCAACTTTAAAGCAATTTCATAAGCTATATCATATGCCAGTTCGTCTAAATCCTCGTCCAAGTAATATGTCTCGTCTTGCAGGCAGGCAAAATCTTCATCTTGTTCAATTTGTTTTTTGAAGTAATCAAATCCCACTTTTTCATCTTCAAAGAAATCAGTCCATATCCAACTATCTTTGCTAATGTTGTCAAATTGACGTTTGAGGGATTGATATGCTAATTTTAAAAGTTCTTCATTCATAGTTATTCCCTCTTATTTAAATAAATCAAGTTGTGTATGTTTTTGAACTTTCCCAAGTATGAAGTCGCAAATGAAATTCCTTGCGTAGTCCGGTGAAATCATTGACCGTTCTTCGGAACAAATTCCTACTTTCTTTCCCTTTTTACTTTTCATTATTGTTTTAGTTTGTATTGGCTTCTGATAACTTCTTCCATTTGTTGGTTTACAGTTTACAAACCAATAAGCTGTTGGTTTTTAAAATAGTCACCTCTTTTTGTTCTATCTTTGTCAATAAAAGTATAAGGTATGAAATTAGCTGGAAATAAAAGATAATGCGGCTGTGTAGCAGGATTTTCGACTATCAATCTTAAACCTTTCAAATCACAAACGGCAAACAATTTATATAATAGAATATAGAATTTATTTCTATTATTTATCCTTTCTAATACTATACTATATTGCTCTTTTTTATCTTTACAATAAAGATTATTACATGCCATTTGATAGTAATTGGCTTGCATAGCTTCAAAATAAATGCAGGGGAAGAAAGCTATAATTAAATCATCTTTCGTGATATTATTAAATATGCTTTCCTCTTCATCATATGCTTTTTCAATCTCTACAAACAAGTCTATCTGATAGTCAGTCTTTCCGAATGAATTTTGTATATCATAATCGAAAGATTCATATCCAAGTTTTCTAAACTCGTCACGGAATGTTGCGCTTTGTTCAAATAAGCAATGTACTTTCCCTTTTATTTCCATATTTTATTCCTCCTTAATTTCTTCAAACAAAACATTTTGTTTATCACTTCTTTGTAAAAATAAACAAATAGCCTTTGAACATTCTATATATCTTGATTTATGATTGAAATAACAATCGCAACACTCTTCAAACGTAGCTTTCTTTCTAACCTTCAATTTGACACCATTATATTTAAAAACTTCTCCGATTTGTCTTTCTTCCTTCATAATCATATAAATAATGCAATTATTGAAACAATAGTCATAATGAAAAATATCAATGCAAGACATTTCCATATTTTTGCAGTAGCCTCCAAACCGTGTTTCCGCTTGTCAAACTCGCTTATTGCGTAATTCAAAGCCTCGTCTTTCAGTCCTTTAAACTTGTCGTTCAAAGCCTCGGTTATATCGTCTGCGATAACATGCTTCACCTTTTCTGACACGGATTCCGGATATCCTCTTTCCTCATAGTTCAATTCACTCAACAAGTCATAATGAAATATATAAGGTATTCCGTTCACTTTGTAGGAAAGTTTGATACCGCTATCTTTCACATATTTCAAAAAACGCTTCTCTGCCATAGCTTCTATCTCACTGTCTGTCATTTCAGCCTTTTTCTTTATCCGATAAAACTCCTTTTCGTCCACAATGAGAATCTGGTTTTCCGGCTTCATTACATGTATATCCATTACTTGTTAACCCTCCATTCGTATTCTTCCAGCCATTGGCGATAGTATTTTGCCTTCTTTGCATCTGCCATATTCTTTATCTCGGAATAGCAATCGTAAAAGAATAATTTACTTATAAAATCACGGTTGTAATGTAATGCACTACTACCATCTCCACCACTCAAAAAGGCATACCTGTTTTCCCATCCCGGGTCACGACCTATGTATTTATAGGTGTAAAGTTCTCCATTCTCAGTTATTTGTGCAAGCTTGTCCCCAAACTGCAACTTATCAAATTCTGCTTTCTGTATCATAACTTTGCTGGTTTATTGGTGAATACTATGTCTTTATCAAATTTGGCACATTGCACATAATCTCTTCCGCTTATTGCCATATATGGAACTTCTTTCTTTGGTTCGTAATGGGCGAAATGTTCTGGAAACCATTTTAAATCAATCCTATCTCGCATCATAACCAATTCTCCGATTTCAAACTGCGGTTCGGGCTTTGGTTCGTTGTAAATTCCCCAATCGGTAGCAAGGATATTAGATACATATTCAGCTATTATATTTTCACCATTACTATTTTCAATTATTGTAAAAGAATTGAAAGCCATAACTCTATATAATCCATCTTCCCAATCTTCCCTTCTCACTTTATACCCTTGCTTCATCGCTTCAAGGGCTTCGCTAAATGTCATATTCTCTGTTTTCATAATTATTTCCGATTATTGTTATACTTTGCGTACTTGTATTTACGCTTCTTGTTATACTTCTGCTTTCGCACTAATGCGCATGGCTTTGGTCTATCATTACATTTGCAATAGTTGCCATACAGCGTTGATTTTACATAGAACTTGCATGTGGAGCATTGCATGTTGTTTATTCCTCCTCTTTTCCTACTTTTACTTTGCCACGATTGATAAACATAGGTGTTTCCTTTATTGATTCAGACTGTAAGCCAACCCAACAAATACACGATGGTTCAAATTCATTTTCACATAAATGAAGAAGGGAACATTGCTTACAATCTTTACTTTTGCTCTCCCGCAATTCATGCAGCACTCCATCTATTATTATTCCGTTCTTTACTTCCATATCAATCACCGTTTAAAACATCCAACAACTCTTTCGCTCTCTTATAGGTATCAAATCCCTTTACATTCACCCATTCAGACGAAAGACGTTTGTCTTTTCTTACTTGTACGCAATACACGACTATCGGAATACAGCCGCTATACCTTATTTCTTTCACAATTCTATATCTTTCCATATTAGTCTCCTTTCTCCTTAATCCGTTCCAGTACATCCTTGTTTGCTTCGAGTATCTCATCGAATGAGGGGATAGGTTTCCAATGAGTAACATATCCAGTCTTGATGTAGGGATATATCCATTTATTCACTTCTCGCATTGCCATTTCATCAATACTACCATCAACATATTTCACTTGACACATGCCTTTTGCTAGTTCGTTAGGTATTGCATCCTCTACGCTTATCCACGGTGATTGCTTTGACTGCCATTTAGCACTGGAAATATCCTTTTGCCATTCCGCACCGGCAATGAACCCTTGATAATATGCTGGGAATGTACTTCCGCTGCTTCTACTTTCTGCGAAAGAATGAGCAGCTTCTTCCAATGTCTGTTTCATATCAATGACTTTTAATTTTCTTGTATTTACCACACTTCTTGCAGAAGTAGTGACGTACGGTGTACCAACTGCTATCGCCCCAATCATCAACAACTTCTACTTTCCTTTCAAATAAGAATTCCCACTCATGGCAGCAGAACCATTTCTTTATGATGGCATCAATTAGATGCTTCATACGCATTTCGATTTATCAATTTGTCCTATGCGTTGCTTCTCAAATCCCTCTATCTGTGCATCAGTAAGGTTGTTTAACCATTCATCAGCATACTTTCTGTACTTGGCATGATTGCATTTATAAAATTCCAATCTAAGCCATTCAAGGGTTATTTCCTTATTCATTTTATTCTTAAATCTATCATCTTACATCGTTAATACTGACTTCTCCTTTCAAAACTCTCTCTACCTGCCTATCAAGTATTTCTTGAAATTCTATCTGGCAAATAAGAGAGCAATCCGGTATAAATTCTTCCGGCATTTCTCCACGGTTAGGAGAAAGCTCATCAAGAAATATTTTTCCCGATTGGTCTTTCAGACACGTTGCGCCTACTTCTCGTTCAATCTGCGCCATTCGAGCAAACACTTCCGGGAAGTCCTTCCGTATCTTATTCCAGTATCCCATTCCCCCTTTCACGCAACCGATACAGTTGTTGTTATTGTAACCCATCTTGTACATAGCGGGGATTTCAATACCAGCTTTCCAAAGCATTCCCATTGCATCCGGCTTCGTAATCTGCTTTTCAATTAGCGGAAACAGTGGCTTTGTGCGTTGGTACTGCTGTTTAAAGCGGATAGCGCGGTTTATTTCTTTCGGGTCAAAGTCGAATCCCCATACCTGACCGTCCCAACCTCCAAGTTCCTTCTCCAACTTATACCGGACCTGTTTCTTTAGTTCATATGTACAAGCTGCTCCAGTAGGACCATTGATGTATCGTTTTTTAAGTAGCACATCATCTACATTAAGATACTTATTGCTGCGAATGGTATGAATTGGCTGCCCGTACCATCTCTTGCAATCTGAGAGAAATCGGGCATTATCTGGATGCCCGGAACCAGTTTCGATGTAGTAGAGTTGTACTTCGTTATATAAGCTCAATGCTATTTTACAAGCGACTGCGGATGTTACACCGCAACTAAACCAAGCTATTATCATTGGTATATTGTTTTTTTTATTAATTTTGCATCGTTGAATCCAATAAAAAATCCGTTTATCAAAAACTGAATTGGATTTTAGAGATTTAGGTCTCTGTACGCTCGCTTCTCTTCGGAGTCCGAGTGAGGAATACCAACCGTTGAAGCTAAAAGGGTGTAAGCAGCGCCTTGGCGAAGTTTGTGGGGTTCGAATCCCCACCTCTGATAATTCTTACAAACCATATACTAAGCAGACTTCTAAAGTCTGCTTTTTCTTTTCTATTCATTTTGTTCATTTCTGATTTGTTATGAGCAAAAACCACCGGTTTCCGCTCGTGTTAATACTTCGTGTGCAGAAAGAAGTCATTTCTGCACATGTTAATGTCATTCTCCCAACATAGTGTAATCCATTGCACGCTCTAAATCCGGTCGCCAGACAAGAGAGCTTTCTTGTGGGTCACAAAATGTGTCAATTAGGCATTCAGCGGCAATTACAACTCGCTGCCAATTGCTACATCCGCACAATTGCATCCTCCGCTTAATGAACTCAAAAAGTACGAGACGGTTATCGACATCCTCTTCATAATAATGTTCCTCCTCGGCTATTTCCTTGCGAATGGCGAGAAGTTCCTTCTTATCCTTGTCGTTGTCATCCCACTCAGTCCATTCTTCCTCATTGCTCCAATGACTGTTGAACAGTTCCTCCATAGGCTGGAGCAGATTATATACTTTCTCAAAGTCCTCTTTGGAAGCTTTGGCTATTGTAAGTCCATGTGTTGCCATAATATTTTTGTTATTTAATTTATTTTCTTTTTCTATTCCGCTCTCTCTGTACCTCTGCCATACACATCTTGCACCATGACGCTTTCAGATGGTGGTACAATCTGAACGGGGAATGGTCTGATGGATATTCATACGGCATTCTTCATTATGTCAGTTTGCTGTCAAATATCTTAATGCACTCAAACAGATAATGCGCAATTATCGGCTGAACCGCATTGCCTATACACTCCGTTCGGTCCATCCTATCGGGAACCCCATTAGACTTTCCAGCAAATTTGGGTGAGGGTATTGACTGTCTTGTTCGCCATCCCGGATAAACTCGTGTAAATTGCCCCGATAAGTAGGGCTTCCGAAATACCGATTTCTGAGTGCTCCGTTTGCCGTTGATTTCGCTGGGGTAGGCAATACAATATAATCGCTCCCTAATCTGTTGTATGCCAAAGTCGGTGCCAGATAGACATTGCCATTCCGCATCATACCCGATTTCGGAAAGGTTGCATAGGACTTGCTCGAATCCCCGAACAGCGAGCATTGGGCTGTTTTCAATGAGCACGTATTTAGGTCTAACTTCCCGTACAATTCTGAACATTTCAGACCATAGGCCGCTTCTCTCACCGACAATTCCGACACCTTTTCCAGCAATGCTGATGTCCTGGCAAGGGAATCCACCGCTGATGATGTCAACAAACGGAGGTTTTGAATACGTTCTAATATCTCTGTTGATTTCATGCTCTTCTCCAAAGTTTTTCTTTATTACTAATGATTGATAATCCTCAAATTCACAACTCCACTCGGTCTTTATGCCGGCAAGTGCCGCACCTAATCCAAAACCTTCTATGCCGCTGAACAGAGAGCCATGTGTTAATCTTTCACTCATTCTTCTGATTCTTTAGGTTTCCAATCAGACGGTAATTTTGCCCACTCACGGAACTTACCGTCAAAATCGTCCATATCCCTGAACATATCCATCTTCGATTTCTCTGTCTCTACGAGTGAAGAGAATTCCAGGAAGTACATGTCGGCGCTCTTGACAAAGCTGTTATGAAGCCTTTTCAAATTTCCGAGAAGCAGTCCTTTGGCGTTCATCAGGTCTGCCGCTTCCTCCACCAGCATGTTGGCTTCGCAGTTCAGTATGTGTGCGGCTGAAAGAAGGCTGTTCAATCTGTCTATGCTGCCATCAGCCTCGGCAGCTTTAATCAAATCTTTCTTTGGTTTCATTGCTCTTATGTTTTATATGTATCTGATTTACAGATATAAAATTACTCATTTAGCGACTTGTAAACAAACGTTACCGTCTTTATTTCCAAGGCTTTATCTTTAATTAACTTGTTGACATATAGGAACCTCCTATACGTTTTGAAGCCCTTTCAATAGCATCCTTATCACCGATTTCGACAAGTTTACGTTCGCGTTCGAGATACTCGGAATAGGAAATTCTGTTTTTGCCATGTTCCTCCATCTCCTTTTGGCGTTGTGTCCGGTATTGTTCACGCTCATAGCGTTCGATGTCAATGCGGCGTTCTTTGATGTATTCCAGAAGGGAACAAGTAATTTTCATAGGACCAATGGCGCCATAAAATTGCCCATATTTCCCTAATTTGAATCTGGAAATGAAATTGCATATTTCCGCAAGGTTCATCCAATAATATTCACCAAGTACCAAACTACACAATTCATCCAATTGTGAATCATCGATACCTTTTCCTTGCTCTGCGTAATCGTTAAGACTGTCAAACTGTACCTTCAACCATCTTACCGCATTGTCCTCACCGTACACGGAACGAATATTTGCAAGCAAAGGAATGTTATCATTCAGGGCTATATCCGCAAGTGTAAGGTTTGATTTAGCCAGCTTACCTTGCAAATCAGGATTGTAATCAACCGCCATTTGGGATGGTGTTGGGTATTTCTCCAGTAGAGCCAACTTCTTTTCGTTTAGCTTCTTGCTCTGCAAGGAATCTTGCGTCCGCTTCTGCGAACTCAGCCATGAATCTAGACTTTCTCCGCTCAGAATCAATTCGCTTTTGCTCGTAGATGTTGCGAGTAACTGGTTTTGGTTCATAATTAGATTTCTTTTGAAGTTCAATATTTAACCATCTTGCAAAATGAGATTTTGCATCCTTCGGAGATTTCCTCACTTCTCCTTCGTTTTGAAGTTTATCGAAAAAACGCTTTAAATACATTCCGAACATGTCTATCGTAAAATCCTTATGACCGGAATTACGTGTATTCATCGTTACAACTTCTATCCAGCTCCTATCACATGATAGTTCATCATAGCATTCGCTTAATGTTTTGTCTAAAACCTCGGGAGGGGGAAACTTTTCTTTATCTCTCGATAGAGAGATTTCTTTTATTTCCTTTTCCTTTCTTTTTCTTTGTGGCATTTTCACCGAATCTAAAGACGTTTCTTCGGAAATAACCTCGGTTTTTCCGGAAATAACCCCGGTTTCCTCAGAAGTGACAAGTTCCTTTTCTTCATCAATAAGCGAATATTCGGTAATGCCAACTCTTCTTTTAAGCAGTTTGCATATATATAGGTATCGTTCTTGAATCCCTTTTGACGTAATAACCTGTTCTTCGTCATACAGTTTCTTGGAGAATAACCCTAGTGCCATGCAGCTTTTGATGACCTCCAGTATATACGCCTCTTCAAACCCGGTTTGTTCCGATATAATGAAGGGCAACTCTTCATCCCACCTCATGTAGTACCCACGCTGGTAGATAAGACATAGCAGGAGAGCATATACTGTTATAGCCTTGCCACTCTGATACTTGATTAGTTTCCTTATTCGTATGTCCTGGAATAAATCAACGTCCATTGGGAAGTAGCCCAAACCTATCTTATTAGGTCTTGCCATAATTAATATAGTATCAGAAATTCACCAACTGATTTATTATGTATCCGTCTATTGTAATCATATCTGAAAAGCAAAGGCTTTCAAGTTTCCATACCTTTGATGTGGGATTAAGGTATGTACTCCATGAAAGCCTATTAATATCTTGTTTATCATCAAATCCCACTAAGATGATTAATTGTTTTCACGGTGTAAAGCTACATAAAAGTGACATAAAAACAATCACTTTATAGCTATTATTTTTACGTGATTAACTTTTTTTCTAATATCCAGTCTTATTTAACCGCAAAGCTTCCTTTTCATAGCTCAATAAAGTACGCAATGCATCCAACTGATGCGAAGCTGAAGCATTAAGTCTATCTAGGCGGTCCACCAAAAATGATTCCTCTTCTGCGATACTGTCAAGCAAAGCATTTTGCACCTTTGCAGACAAGCAATTTTCTTGCGCTATCTTAATAATGGTATTTTGTATTTCATCGGATTTCTTCTTTCTGAGCATTCTTTTGGCTTCAGCAAGCATTTCTCCAGTTCTTACCACATACACCATAGTGGCGGCGATTCTTTCTTGTATTTCTACTGGATTATTCTGACATGTGATATTCAGAAAGTCGCTTATTTCCTTAATTTCCTTTTCCATTGTACTATTATTTATGTTATTAATAATATCATTTTATACACTATTTTTATATCCATACCACCTTAAATTATCAAGGATGATAGTTGTTATTCTAAATCACAATATTCGCTTAGAGCCACTTAAAACCAATCGTAACAACACTTAATTCCTACAGAAATTTAAAAAAGGCAAACTGCTTCCTTCCGTTTCGTAGTCGCCTAAGCGTTGGCTCCAGGCATTCGATTTCGACACCTCATGCTTCAACTTTTCGTTTTCAGCTTGCAGGCGATAACACTCGGCTTTGCATCGGGCGCATTCCGTGAACGCTTTTAACATCGCCATATATTGTTTATAATCCACTTCCACTTTCATAATGATGCATGTTAACAATTACAACCGGCTCCAAACCTACCGCCTGGATTGACGGTAGGATGTCATTAACGTGAACGTTGGTTTACCTCCATAAGGTACTTACGCTCTCTTTTATATGTGGCAAATTATTCCTTGATAAACCTGCCCCAAGCATTACTGAGGACAGGACACTTCCGCGTGCTTTCATCGCTCTTTAAGATTATCCCCCTTCCTCTGTTATCGAGAGTTCCGGGAATCTATTCCCTTTAACTTGCTCTGCCATAACATACATATAGCAGAAATCCGCTGCCTGCTCATAGGTTTCAAACTTGAAAACCACATTTGAGCCTTTTTTTGACACCTTGTATTTCATTGATATAGTTTATATTGGTTTCATTATAGCTCCATTAATACGACGTGTAGTTCTTATGTAATCATCAAGAAGCTCTTGTAATATGAAGTCCGGATAAACGTTCACAACACCGAAACGGTCTATGTTTACCTTATTCACTGGATAGCCCCTTTTTCTGCATAACCGTGTAGCATCATTGCCGAGCTTCGCAATGTCACTTACATAAATGGGAAGTTTATGCCTCTGTACGTATGCAGACATAGTGGAACACCCGTATTCACCGACAGCCTTTTTAGAAAGTTTCTTGACCTCTTCTTCGAGAACACTCAATCTCATTTCCGTAGATTTAAGCCTGTTCTCTTGTTCCACATTGGTCTTAGCCAACTGGAATATCAGTTCCGCTTGGCTCATCTTAACGGTTTGGTTCAAAACATCGTCCATTGCTCTTTAATTTTTGATTATTATAAATACATCTTTTTATGATGTAAAGCTACTCATTATCAACGGATTGACAAAGAATTAGTCTTTGAAATCATTTCACTTAAACTTTAATTAACCTATTGTATATCAACAACTTAAATCAAAATGACATTTGTCAATCACCTACGTAACGAGAACCGAAACGACCATAATTGTTGTTGGTATAGTAAGAGGATGCCGGAGCATTGAAGCTGTCGTATGCGCTTCTTTTAGACGGTTGTGAAAGAGCAACCTTCATTGCCTCTTTTTCCGCTTGCCTTGCCTCTTCATCAGCAACCTTTTTCTTTTCGTTAACCCATGCAAGTCTTACACAGTCACCCCAAGTATTTACACCATGGGTTACGGAATACAGCTTCATGTACTTCTTAATCTGATGGGCTGATTTCATTATGTCTGATAAATTGTAGCGTTTCATATATTTAGGAGTTAATTGTTATTAGTTCTTTTATTTGATGTAAAGATACAGTATTTACTGTATATTACCAAATAAAATAACTATAATATACTATTTCTTTTGCATAAATTAATATAGTATATACTGTATTCTTCATAAATAATCTGTATTTTTGAAATCAAAAAGATAATTATGAGAATAAAGGAACTTTTAAAAGAGAAACATTACACACAACAAGAGTTGGCTGATAAAATGAATGTAAGCCTATCTGCTGTTAGACAAATGGTTGCTGCTGAATCATTGACAACTGCTACACTTGAAAAAATCGCCACCGCCCTCAATGTCCCCATGTGGCAGCTATTTGCGTCCCCGGAAGAAGTGCAACCTACCTCAAACGTCCATTCTATCAAATGCCCGAAATGCGGAAATGAGTTCCCGGTTAGCGTGAATGTCGAACTTAAGACAGAAAACAACAGATAAACCAATAGTAAGCTATGGATGCAAGAGGACTAAGATTAGGAAGCTATGTACAGCTTACCGAAGATTTCAAGTTCGTAGAGACAAAGGCTCCTGCCGGAACTGTATGCAAGGTGGAAGCCATAAAGCGCAATTCCTTTTATCTGGAATGCAAGGCCGGTGACGGAGTTTGCTACAGTGAAGTTCCGGTTACTATGGTAGAGCCTATCCCACTGACAGAAGAATTACTCCAAAAAAGCGGATTTACAAAGGAATACAATGGATTCTCTTGCGGTATTGAATTATCATACGGACGTTACCTATATGACGATGGGGCAAATGGCGATAAACTATTTG